TTGAACTGGTCAAACTCTTTTGCATCTTTTTTCTTTCCAATAATCTTGCGGACCTTATCAGCCTCTGCCCAAGTCATACCGCCCAAGTGTACGCATGCCTGCATAACTTGCTCTTGATATATAATAACACCATATGTATTCTCGGTAAAAGGCTTCATAATTGTGTGCATATAATCTACAGCCTCATTGCCATTCTTACGATTGATGTAAGCAGCACCCACTGTATTCATGGCGCCAGGACGAACAAGAGCATTAGAAGCAGCAAGATCTTCAAATTTATCTACGCCCATTTTAATTAAAAGGTTTGTGTATGGAGTTGCTTCTGCCTGGAATACGCCTTTTGTATACCCATCGTTTAGCATCTTGTAAACATTAACATCGTCCATTGCCATCTCAGAAAGATTAATTGTCTTTCCGTGCCTATCCTTAATAGACTTTAATGTATCAGATATTACGGAAAGTGTCTTGAGGCCCAGCGCATCCAGCTTAATAAGGCCTATGTCTGCAACCGTATCCATATCGTATGCAACTACTGGAATTCGACCAGAAACTTTATCCTGTGCATCTTCACGAGATTCAACTGGCGCAAACTTTCTTAAATCATCTTTTGCAACAACGACACCAGCAGCATGAACTCCTACTGACCTGATTCTTCCACGAAGCCTATCCGCAAGCCAAACAACTTCTGGGTACCGCATTCTAAATTCTTTTGTATTTGGAGAATCTATAAAGTCTTCAAATGTATCTACAGATTTTAGTGCACGATTAACCTCTTGCAGTGGAACCATAAATACACGAGCAGCGTCTCTAACAACACCCTTGTCTTTAAAATAAGTGTATGTAGAAATAGAAGCAACGTGTTTAAACTTTTTCTTTAAATAATCTTTAACTTCTTTTCTACGACGGTCTTCAAAATCTGTATCGATATCTGGAAAGTCGTTTCGCTCTTCATTAATAAACCTAAAGAAAAGCAAATCATATTTAATGGGATCTACATCCGTAATTCCTAATGTATAACAAACTAAAGATCCAGCAGCCGATCCTCTGCCTGGGCCAACGGTAATATTATTTTCTTTAGCCCAATTAATCATGTCCCCAACAACAAGAAAATACGAAGCAAAATTTTTCTTAGCAATAATGCCAAGCTCTTCGTTAAGCCTGTCTATATAAATAGGGTCTGAGGCCTTCTGTAGCCTCTCTAAGCCTCTTTCAGCCAACTTCCTTAGTCTTTCATCGGCATCCGTCTTTGGCACTGGCAGGAGGTCTAATCCTTGAGAAAACTCATAATCTCCAATCTTATTGGCAATTTCCATTGTATTTTCGTATATGTCTTTACGTGATATTCCAGCCTTATTAAAGTCAGACTCAATCTCTGAGCGTGACTGTATAAACAAATTCATGTCTTGAAATGAGATTCTACGATCAGGATAAAGATAGTTAAATCTATCTAACATGTCCTTCATGTTTCTAGACATATCAAAATCCATATCCTTGTCCGCTTTTGGAGATGTAGATAGAATTAGTAGTGCTTCTTCTAGGATTCTGTCTTCTTCTTTAGCAAAGTGAGCATCTCCTGTTGCTACCGCCTTAATGCCAAGCTCATCTGCAAGCTCCAATAGCTTTGAGTTTATTTCTTGCGGATTGTGAGATTGAACCTCCACATAAAAATCATCGTGAAAAGTTTTTTTAAAATCTTGAAGTATAAGCTTGGCTTCTGAAAATTCGCCTTTTTCGATGCACTTACTAATAAGTCCATTAAGGCATCCGCTAAGTACAATAATGCCTTCTGCATATTCTTTTAGTATCTCTCTATCAATACGTGGCTTATGGTAGAAGCCTTCGTTCCATGCAAGTTCTTGCAAAGTATTAATATTCTCCAACCCCTTTTTATTTTTCGCTAGTAAAATAATATGGTTATAGGCCTGAATAGACTTATCTGTTTTAGATGATCTATCAAACCTATCGGTTGGAGAAATATACGCCTCAACACCAAGAATTGGCTTAATGCCAGTTTCCTTTGCGGCAATTTGCATATCTCTGTGTGACGAGAGAGTACCATGGTCTGTAATTGCAATCGCAGTTTGCCCAGCATCTAACGCTGCTTGGCATAATTCTTTAGGTGAATTTAGTCCATCCATTAATGAATAGTAGGAGTGAACATGTAGGTGTGTAAAGCTCATTAATATCCGCCTAAGCATTCGTTTCGAGTATGATAAAGTCTAATCTTAGTCATTGTCTTTTTGTTTGGTGCATATAAATCTTCTTTACAGCATCCACATTTCATATGCCATTCTCTAGCAAAGAAATCGTATACTGCACCTATATAATTTTTATACTTATTTGAAACAAATGTCTCAAATGGATCTGGTATCTCTAAGTTAATCATTTCCGCCATTTTCTGTTTTGTACCAAAGGTGGGATTCGAACCCACGCTTTATAGATTTTAAGTCTACCGCCTCTACCGCTGGGCTACTCTGGTAGAGTGGGGCGGATTCCCGCCCCACAACTACTACCAGTCTAAATTACTACTAGTTGATGAAGACTCTTCTGCGTGAGTGCTATCTCCAGCAAAAAAGGACTCTTGCTCCGTATACGGCATATCACGAACTGCGGTTGTCTCTAGATCAAAAAGCTCTAGAGCTGACGAGTCAAATGGAGTTTCGTCTTTTGCTAATGGAATTATTGTGTAGCTTGTATCTGTCTTAGTGCCAGAACGCTTTACACGCCACATTAAGTTTGTAATGCTCCCCATTTCACCAGCATATTCAATTAGGGTTGGTGTGATTGTCTTTCCACTTGAGCCCTGTGAAAGAATTGCAACGTATGGGTCTTCCTTGCCGTCATCTACAAGAACATTGATGTAAAGTCGTGAACGACCTTTCCATCCAGCCTTATAGTCTTTTCGGTGCTGCTCGCAACCATAACACTTGCCCTGATCGTCCATTGTACATAAGGCCTTGCGTCTGTAATCTTTTGGATTTGTATGCTCTACTGCAATAAATCCAAGTCCAGATTTTTCGTTATATGTAGGTGAGTCTGGGTCTAGCTCCTGCAAGAAACGAATTTTAACGCTTTCTGCATCCTCTAGCTTTACCCAGCGTCCTTTTACGCCATCGCCACCGCTTGACTGCGGCTTATCCATAACCTTGTTAAGATCTTTTAAACCTTTTACTATTCCCATATATTTCTCCTTTGTAGTTGATGGTGTAAATCCATCTGTTTATTATTTCTCATGGGTCCAAGATTGATACTCAATATTGGAAACTGCGTTCTTAATACAGGCTTTAATTTCCTCTTCGGTCATGTCGCCAGCATCTTTTGCATCATGTGGATATATCTTACCATATTCATAAGAAGCCCACAAGAGGTCTTTATTTTTTAATCTGGAGGCTATGCTGCTTGCAAGCTCACGACCAGCGTGATCAGAATCAGTCATTAGCGTTACCTTATTAAAATATCTATTTATCAGAGATACATTCTCTGTCGATATGTGGCCTCCTAAAGTTGCAATAACATTGGGGAACCCAGCTTGATGCACACGGATTGCATCAAAACTAGATTCCACAATAATAACGTTATCTCCTATTTTTTTAGCACGATGAATATTAAACATAGTTTTACTTCTAGGCAGGTTGGTGCTATTTTTAAATTTCTTTTCTGATATAGATCTACCAACTAGTCCGACTGGCAATCCGTCTGGGCTATGGACTGGAACAGACACCATGTTTGTCGGGGAAGAGTATCCCAGCCAAAAATAATTTATGGACTCTTCATTGATCCCACGAGACTTAAAATACTCTCTTGCGCTTAGGTTTCCTGCTAAGTCTGCATGTAGTCTATCTAATATTTCTTGTGGGAATTCTTCAAATTCAGGCTTTTCTTCAAGAGCATCATTAAGAAGATCATCAAAATTTTCTAGTGTTTCTGCTTCTTTTGAGTAGACGTATCTCATTGCTTCAAAATCATTTTTATGTAAAACTTTTTTAACCAACTCAATTATCGATCCAGTTTCGCCACACGAAGGATTAAAGCATAGCCACGCACCAGTCGTCTTACTGATACTGCAGCTTGCGCTATGTCTATTAGAATGAAATGGGCAGTAAAAAGATATCTCTATATCTGTCTCACCAGCAAACTGCAAGCCAAGGCTTTTTACGATTGCCTTTATATGCTGCTTAGAGTACTGCGTGGTATCAGCTTTCCTTGCGTAATTGCTTCGTGCTGCCATGCCTTCTTCTTTCCTACGTATGTTCCATAGAGTGTCATTAAAAACATCCATGTTGTGCCGTCAAATTCTACCGAAAAGTTGGTGTCTATGTCAAGTACCCTAAGATACCCTTTGTCTCTCATTTGATGGGTTAGCATGCTTTCGTATTGATGCTTTACCCTAACCATATCAGAGTCATCTAGAAATTCAACTTTAACTTGAAATCTTTTTATCGGTTTGTGATTCATTGTTTTGGAATGGATTCTCATAAATTTCTTTGACGATACCCCTGTTGATATCCCAGTCTAAGTATAAACCAAATTCATGCCCGTGCCTATTTTTTCGTGAAACGACCTCAATCATATTTGTTCCTGGGTATCTATGCACCGCCATAGCCATATCTGCATCATACTCAATAGCTTTTGACCAGGCAACTTGTGACATCATTGGTGGATTGTCTTGATCAGATACATCGTCTGCAGTGGCTGCTGTGATGTCAATGATAGGAATATTGTTAGATACCGCCAACATTTTAAATTCACGAGAAACGTTTCGATTTCTTTCAACTTCAGAATTACTTCTTTTATTGTCATTAAATAATTGATGATAATCAAGAATAACTAAATCTGGTTTGTGCTGATCGATCTTACCCTGAATGGTGGCGGGAGTGACCTCAACATTTCCTTCGTTAGAAATAAGAATAAAGCTATTTTTATCTGCAAACTTTTTAGAGCTCCATGCTCTAAAGCTATCTATATTAATATCTCCTTTTGAGAAATCTGAGGCCTTAAATAGTCCAGAGCCAAGCATTGTGTATATGCGGTCACGCATATTTTCTGGGGACATTTCAAGGGATACGATCATAGGCTTAAAGCCTTGTTCCCAAGCCTTGCAGGCCAAATATGATGTAAACCAGGTCTTACCACGCCCTGGCCAGCCGATAGCAACGATAAGGTGCCCTGGAGCCATACCTGTTGGGTATGCAAGATCTATGGCCTCAAAACCAGTTTTAATGCCTGGAGAACCACCCATCTCGCTAGACCTTACCTTTAACAATTCCATATATCTAATTGCTGATTCTGAGTCTGTTACATCTAGGTCTCTTACATTATTAGTAAATCTGCTAAGACCAGCCAATTGAGATTGCATGTTTTCAAGAACTCTAGATGCAGCATCTTCTTTAAGAGATGATCCTGCTCTAAGAATAATTGTTTTTAGTTTGTTTGATATAAACTCATTCTTAAGCGTATCTAAATAATATCCAGTCTGTCCCTTTACGTCTAGAGGCTCAAAGTCCTTAAACTTTTCTTGCAGGATTCCCGCCTCTGGAACAGCCTTAAATTTGTAATAATAAGCTTTTAGCCCGTCCCAAATATCTTTATGCGAAGTAAATAGATCGTCTACATTGTCTGCAAGAAGTGTGCTTATGTCTTTATTTTTGCATACCGCCGAGATTAGCTCTGCTTCTGTATTCATTCTATTCCGCCTTGTTCTACCATCTTCTTCGTTTCTTCTAATAACAAACGACGCTTTTCTTTATCTTTTTCAATCTCTAATTTTAGCATATCCATTTTATCAAAATTATAAAAAAAGAACTGCAGTGGGTGTCCGTTTTTAGACAATCCAAAATAATATTCTAACAAATCTTTTGCACGGTCAAAACCAACACTATCAATTACATCCTGCATAGCCCACTTTTCACGAAACTTGTTTATTGTAATTGTGCGTCCATATTTATCTTTGTATAAGTTTTGATACATTGTAAGTAAAATATAAGGCTCTCTGTTATTTGCCACGCTTCAACTCTTCCTCTACTTCTTCTGTTTTTTGAATTAGCTTGTTTTCAACAAAAGCATATACTCTTTCTGTGGCAGCATCAACAGTTTCTCCTTGACGAACATCGTCTTCAATACCAACGCCTATTTTAATGCTTTCGTAATTTCCAAGGTTTCTTGTAAATGAAAGGTCTACCTTAACTCTTGTTGTCACTTGTGCTCCTTTTTAATATGGTTAAACAATGTTATGTGTGCAAAATCAGATCTTACCTCAAGCTCTTTATTACATGTTGGGCAAATAACAATACGGCTACTTGCCATCAGACTCATCCTTAGAACTCTTTATTACCACTGGACCGTTTAACGAGTTCCAGTATGCAACCTCTTGCTCTCTTTTACGCTTCTTTTCTGCTCCAGATTCAATCTTATACCAAGCATTAAATGTCATTATTCCGCCTTCCAAACTGGTACAAACTTGCCTTCTTCTGTCTTAGTATACAATACTAAATTGTTTTTGAGAAGAGCTTGCACCTCTGCTTTTGATGGAATTTCTTTTGAGTGTCCTGAATCTAATATATGTTGGTGTATGTCTAATATGTTTTTTTGGTTAAACATATACTGTGACCAGTTTTCGCTGTCTGGCTGTCCTATTGGATATATCTTTTGAGGAGTGGCCACTTTTTCATTTAATATATATTCTTGTATAGTTACCCTATGCTTGTTTAGCATAGAAGCAACTTCTACAACAGTATATGCAGTTTCCATATTTTTTTTAACCTGGGAATATGAGTACATGACTCTTTTCTTCTCTGGGTAGCACCAAGCAATTATTTCGTCTTTAGATCTTGATGATTTTAAAACTTTATGTATTTTATCGTTTAAGAAGAAATACCGTAAGCTTTTTGATTTGCCGTTTCTTTTAGCTCCAGCCATTTTCCAAAACCACTCGTTTCTTTATTAACCATCCATCGCTTACCACACATAATGCAAAACAGCTCCATGTGCAGCTTTTGAGAAAAAACTCTGTCTACAAAAACTCTGCCTCTACATTTTCCGCACCACATTATAAGGTAAATGTCTTCCCGTCAACAACGCATGAATAATCAGGTGCAACATGAATCATCTGAATATGCGGGTAGTCATTAACAATATGAGCAATGGCAAATCCTTTTTGCCAATCATGATGTTGCATATACTTCATTCCAGGACCCTTTTCATCACACATGTGACCCAGTTCATATCCACGAAGAGTTTCTCCCTGACCTTCATTTCTTAGCTCATAAGTAACTAGGTGGGCTGCCAATCTGTGTGAGTGTCCACGAATCAAAGACACCTGAAGGTCTTCCATGTCTTTACGAACAGATCCAGTTGCTGCAATTGAAATTCCATGGTGGACGTGGATGTCTCCAAATCTACGCTTAGGTAGTTCATTGTAATGAATGTACTCGTATCCCAGCGAGTCTAGTCCCCATAGCGCTTCTGGGGTTACTTCGTTAATATAATCTGGGAGCTTTGCATCTACGTAATTAAAGATTCTAACGTCGTGATTTCCAAGAGCTGAAAATAGTTGTGCGTCTGGCAACATTTCTCTTGTCTTTGTATAAAAATCTCTTGCGCCTTTTGCTTCATGCCGCATCATAGGAACAATGAGATCACGACTATCGGTCTTGTGTAAATTTAAAAACTCTGCCGATCTTCCCTCAGTGTATTTACTATAGCAAGCTTGATCGTCTGTGTCGCCTAAGTAATCTACTACATCTGGCTTAAACCACTTCATTACCTTAAACCAAAGCGCAATCATCTTATCGTCTTGATACGGGAACTGCTGGTCGGATGACAGCATCCATTTTAAATCGTTACTCATTGAATCCCTTAATATATAAAAAAGTCACGTAGACGTGACTTTGATGTTACAGTAATTGTAACATATTGATACATATTGTCAATAGCTTATTTTGCTACTAATGTTCCAGCTGCAAATAAGGTAAATTTAACAGTAGTGCTTGCAGTATTTGTTCTAAATCTAATGTTTGCTTCAGTTGCGGTTACACTCTCAACTTGTATAAAAATTTGTGAATTTGGCCAAGATGGAGATGTTTGTCCAATTGTATTAATTTGAACCCATACGTCTGGTGTTCCGTTAAATGTTTGGCCAAACTTTACTTTAGCTGGTGTTCCATTTTTATCAGAAGACTTTACTGATTTACTTGATGGAACAGCAACAACCGTAGATGAAACGGAAGCCACTGGAGTATTAGCTCCTGCATTTTGAATATTAATTACAGTTGGAGTTGCTGGCGCAGCCAATTTATTAATATTCTGAATCATTGCGGCAATAAGGTCAGAAGTTACTGGGTCTCCTGCCGAAATTTTTGTTGGTATAAGCTGCTCTGCCATTTTTTACTCCTTTGGTTGTTCTGATGGAACTTCCTGTAATTTATTTTGTTCTGCTAATTGTGTGATCTCGGCACGAAGCAATGCAATATGTGTCTCATATTGTGAGACCAATTCTCCAATGCGTTGCTGTAGGGCTTGAACTACTAGCTCTAATTTATTATCCATTTTATCTCCTTGATAGATTTAAAGTATACCATTATGGGGTATTGTTGTCTAGCCCATGTAGGGCTCTGTAGGATTCCGTTGTCATTTCTTCATCGGTAATTCCCCTATGTCTTGAAAACGGTTCTTTTAAATTTGAACCGCAGTCTGGGCATGTGGCATAGCCCCACCCATTATCTACTGAGTCTGCGTAGAGTTCTTTATCGTCTATGCATATTGAGCACCAAAATTTAAACATTAACTATTCTCCAGTTCTAATATTCTAGCTTCCATCTCTTCTACCTTTAGCTTAAGATCACGGACAATTGGTATTAATAAATAAGGATATTTCTGCTCATTTCTAAACGAAGTTATCTGGCCAGTAAGATCTCTTTGAACAAAGTATCCAAGACCAGATGCATCTATATCTTCGGCAATTGGTCCGAAACTATGTGTGCCCTTCATTTCGTGAGCAATTTCATCTGTATCTGTTTTATATGTATAAAAGTTTATTGGAACATCTAGGATTCTTTCATAGTAATGCTTTGGGACCTCTGTTATATTTTCCTTATATCTCCTAGATGAGTCTGATACGAATCCGTCGCCCATGTGTCTAAATCCTACAGCCCTTACAATATTTCTAATTTCTGCTGCATAATCAAGATCGCTTGCATTTGCAACATCTACTGCAATTCTATTTACATTTGTTATGGTCTGGATTCTAAAAGATCTAACTCTCTCTGAATAAGGATTTCCTATTCTAAATACATAGTTGTCACCAGAGACCCATCCAAGGTACACCTTGTCTCCAAATATTATTCTAGGCAAAACTCCAGTATCTGGATTTGTTGACGCTCTTAGATCTCCTTCAATTGCTCCAATTGAAAAACCACCAATTGTTCCAGACTTTGCGGCTATGTTTCCAGAAAATGACGCCGACCCCGTTCCAGTTAATATGCTTACTGTAGGGTTTCCGCTTGTGTCGTATGCCTGAAATCCTTGAGAGTTCAATGTGATTCTTGATCCAGATGTCGCTGGGCCAGTGTTGCTTGCATTTGATGCACCGCTCCAAATGTTTATTCCGTTACCGCTTATACCAGTTATTTCATTAGAAGCATTTGCAATTACATATGCGCTTGCTTTAAGCTTCGTGCTAAGAGAAGTATTTATTGTTGCAATTGATGAGTCTTGATAAGCATTCCATGAAGATCCATTCCATGCTTTTAATATATTTCCGTTTGCTGTATCTATCCACATGTCACCAGTTCTTAATGCATTAGCACCAGTTCCATTTGTTGGAGCCGTTCCAGAAACAAAAGTTTTATTTTTTCCTGTTGCTGTTGTTAAAGCTGTTGCTGCATCATTTACTGCTGTTGTGATTCCAGAATCTCTATAGTCAACCCATGATGCGCCATTCCAAACCTTTGGCCTATTATTATTAGCTGTATCAAACCATAGATCTCCAACTGCTGTTGCTGTTGCTGAAGTTCCAGTGAAGATTGATTTTTTTGCATTGATTGCAGTCAAGGTTGATCCACCAGTAATAACTACGTTTCCAGATATATCTGCTCCCGTGGCATACATCTTTCCAGTTTTATCTACTCTAAATGCAGCGTTAGATCCTGTTTGGGAGCCCACCCACAATCTCCAGGTTGCATCATTTGAACTTAGACGAACAATAGAAGCAAGGGTTCCCGTAGTATCTCCTAAAGTAATATTTCCATTGCTGTCTAATATAGTTCCGCTTTTAGAAATTGAGCCTACTGTTTGTGAGGTTCCGCTAATTGTCCAGCCACCTATAAAACCTTTACGAGCATCAAGAAGTCCAGCAGTTGTAATGGCCACGGTTGCATCTGTTGCAATTCCGTCATACGCAAAAATACCAGAATCATTAAATCTTACTCTAGCCCCGCTTGTTGGCGAAGATCCAGCGTACAAAGTTCCACTTGACGTTCCTCCTGAAGGTACGGCTAGCTGAACATTGCCAGTAAATTTTCCTCCCGTTGCATCAACGTTACCAGTTAAATATAAATCTGTTCCGTTCCAATATAAAAACTCTGTTGGGTTTCCAACCCTAAATTGTCCAGTCGTAAGCCAAAAATTATTGCCAACGTTTGTTGTAGATTTGTTTAAAATTATGCCATGATATGTTCCAGAAGTTAAAGATGGATTTGTTAAAGGTACTGTATTTAAATTAATACTTTGTGAAATACCAGTACCTATTTTAAACAAGTCCTGGGAGGCTCCGCCTATTGCTATAAAAGATTTAAGTCTTGCAAGAGCTCCAGCTGCTGTGCCGTCGGCATCTTGTGCTTGAAAGGTTCCAGATGCAGCACCAGTCCAATTTACAACATCATACGGTGTAACGGCTGCTACCTGGTAATAATATAATGTGTTAGGTATTAATCCAGTAGCAACAAAAGTATTATTTGTTCTTCCATCTACAGAAGCATATTCCCAAAGCGGAGTTCCAGTATTTGGATTTGTTGTTGACCATCTGATTGCGTAACCAGCAGTTTTGGTATTAGTTGAAACAGCCCAAGTCAATGAAGAAACTACGCTAAATCCACTTAAATCTTTTGGATCAATCGATGCTGTGGCTGTGGTTGAAGCTGGATTTTCAACTGTAAAAGTTGTGTCTGGGTCTGGGTTTAGTGGAGTAACAGGCCCCGCTGTAACGCTAGATCTATTAGAGTCGTCCCACTTATCTCTTACAGTAACCTTTACCCACCTAGGAGCTGTGCTTCCAGTTTGTATTGTAACATTAGTTGATGTGCCTACATAAACTATATACTCTTCTCCAGTGAATGTGCCAGTTAAACTTTCAAATATAACAATATCTTCTTGTACGCTTAATGGGTCAATATCAAACTTTACTCCATAGGCCCTGTAAGATGGGGTCAACGTTAAGTTTAAAACTGGCTTGGTTAAATTTGGAATATCAAAGGTATGCTGTACTGATGCTGACCTAGGGCCTTCTGTGATTTCTTTAGTTTCTGCATCTTCAAACAAATATGTAAACCAAAATGTATACTTTTTATTTTTTACTAATGGAAGTCTTATAATTTTATCGTATGACTCACTGGATGAATTTGAGGCAGCGTTAGCAGCATCGGAATTATTTTTATTTAAGTCTGGTGGGGTGTATCCCTTATAAGATCCATCTGCCATTTTAGAATGCTATTCCTAATCTATATTCAATATCCATCTGTCTGCCGATTGATTTAGTAATTGGATTTGCAATTACAGATCTACTAATTAATCCATAATCTGATCTGAATGAATCTTCGTCATTAAGCCTTACGCCATCAAATAAAACATTGCATGCGCCAGACGACTTTGCTTTAACCCCAACCGATATCTTTATTATCGATGAGCTATCTGGGGAACCAGATTCAAATCCGCTAGAGTACAGGTTGTTTAGTGTTAATGACTTTAACTTGTTTCCAATAGACAAATCTCCAGAATATCTAATCTCATAATAGTCTGTAGACGAACTGTACAGTCTAACAAAAACATAGTCTAAGTTTAAATCGTTTTGCACGTAAGCAAATGTTAAGCTGTCATTTTGACTATATCCAGTAATATCTAAACTTATGTTAGCGGAATATTGATTTGTGGTAGAGGGAGTTGCAGAGATTGATAAGTTATTAGAGCCAAACCTTGGTGTTGGAGATATAACTGCAGTTGAGTATGATCCGTCATCTAAAGTCCACTGTTGGTAGTCAGAAAAATTAGTAATAGATCTACTTGAATAATCGGTTGCTCCCAAAGTAACACTTGGATAAAGGCCAACTTCAGATATAATTCCAGAAACATCTACGGGCAAAGTTGCTCTATAAACAACGCCATAAGTGCTAAGTCCAGTAGTTGCACTTGTCTGTATGTCTACGCTTGAAAGATTTACCTGTGCTCTATAAAATTCAAAATCTAGGCCAGTGTTGTTTTCGGATGCGGTACTTGAACCTATTCCAATTGCTATGTCTTTATCTTTTACAAAAGACTGGCCAGCTAGATATTGTGTTAAGTATCTTTTCCCAAATTTAGTTAAAATATTTTTAGATTTATATATTTCTTTTCCATCTTGGATAAAAACATAGTGTCCTGATAAACAAATATTAGATTCCATATCCCATAACTCCTATCACTTCTGATCCAACATGATTTTTAACATTAAATTTAAATTCAACAAATTGATTTTTATTTCCGTCCGTTATCAAAGTCTTGCTTATCAGCTTAATATCTTCTAAGTTGGGGGCCTCTAGCCCTTCTTCTGTTTCTACAACAACCTCTACGTCAGAGTCCGACTCTTCTCCTGATATAGAACTTATTTCAGATTGCGTAAGTGTAGAGGGGTCTACAATTATATACAAGTCTGGGTTGAGCACATCTATGAGCTTGTCTCCTGGAAAAAGCAAAAGCTTTTTTGATTTAGGGGCTCTTGAGGCTGGTTGTTTTTGATTACTCATATTAACATTCTACCATTTCATCCAGTATAAATCGATCTACAGGTCAGTCTTGTTACTGGGGGGCTAATATCGTCGTAGTTATTTTCTACCTCTAATACCACATACTTTCCTGCTGAATATGGCGGGGTTACGTCTTCAGAAGAATATAGCTGATTTGCTGGGTAAGATATTTCAACCACATCTCCAATTTGAATTAAAGGGTTTATAAATGTTTCTAGGCTTACAACTCTTTGTTGTTTTGACCACTGTTCCGTAATCCATTTAGAAAGAGCAATTGCTTCCGATTCTTTTTGTATCCAAAGTGAATCAAAGGCTATTTCTTCAGATCGATCTTCGTCTGTTAAACTAGGGTCAATATATTCAAATGCGTCTGAGGGGGTTATTTGATTTCCAACTATTACAAAAGATTTTTCTTGACCATTAGATAGGCTAGTAAAAGTTCCAGTATTGTTCATAACAAAAACGTCCATTGTAAATGGGTCTAACGAAGACCCCACAAGAGTGACATCATTATTTTGTACAATGACGGGATAAAGGGGGTAGCCTGGGGAGTTTGTATATCTTCCAGTAATTCTTTTTAATTCTCTTGCTACTGGACCAAACTCTCTAAGCCACACATCTGTAACAGCTTTGTCATTTTTATTAAATATAAAATCACTAAATGTTTTTACCATCGCAGAGTTAGTTGAAAGAAATCCAGCGTATGCATCAAAAGAAGATGTTGATCCAAATTCTTCTTTTGTAAGACTAGCTGTGTAGACATAGTCGAACGATGTTACTCCCTGCAAAGAAGCTATGCCAATTTTATTTGTTAGCGGTATTGGTGATGTATCCGTAATTCCAACTATTTTTCCGTTTAAAGATATTTTAAAAACTCTATTTTCTTCAGAACCATTCATTATTGTAAGACCTTTAATTTCAACTTTATACAAGTCTCCACCATTGATATTTGTAACTATGCTTCCATCTTCATCTTTTTGGCTTGTTGTCATTGCAACTGGCTTGCCGTCTACAATTTTATAAAAATTTACATCCCTATATGTCTTATCCCCATTACTATTTTGAGTGGTAGATATAGAAAGCAGATATCCGCTTGTATTGTTTGCATTTAATGAAAAAGCTATTCCAGCGGTTGTCATTTGATTTCCAGTAACCTGTTTTGTTGTTTTATCTACTATGAGTGGAAAGTACATGTTGGTTCCTATAACAAACGCTTTATCAGAGCTTGAATTATATTGAGCCTCTGTAGTTGCTATTTTATATAAAGTGTTTGGAACATATTTATCTGTGGCTGGGTCGTTGGGGTCGCTTGGAGGAACGTATGTCACATCGTTGGCAAATATTGTTGCCATTGATCTAGAAACTCCCTCGTATAACATTTTTTGACCGTCTGAGCCTTTTGGGTCATAGGCTGGAATACTTGTAGTTAGCATTGAACCTGGACTTGATGTAAAATTACCTGTTGCAGAATTCCATTCAAGCTGGGTCCACCCGTCTTGTGAATTTCCAAGAATGTGTGTCATGTCTTTATCTAGCATAGATTGAGTGTAGGAGGAGCTAATCGGACCCAATACGTTGAATGCATTTCTAGTTTTAATTCTATAGTTGTTAGTTGCTTTAAATGAAGATGGCTTAGAGAGCCCTTGGTATTTTGCAACATCAGAATCAGAAGTCATCCATTTATATTTTATTGTTCCAGTATCTACTTCAGAATAGCTATACTCTATTGCATCATATTCTATAATTTCTTTTTCAATTACAAGATATCCGCTAAAACTGTACTGAACAGTATTATACCCGCTTGTAATAACTGGTTCGCAGGACACAACTCCTTTTGCCGCAACCTCACCAGAATTATTTGTATATGATGGCTGTACGGGCAATACATCATTAACCAATGCCGATGCCCCAAGCGTAATGACTGGTGCGTCGTAAAGATTTTCTCCAGTACCTCTATAAGAGCTGACAAGCTGAGGAGTATATATTATTTTTACAGCTTTTACTGATGGTACATTTTCAATAGACAGGCTAGATATGTTTGCAAGTTTTGTGCCAATATTTCTGTCTCTAAGCTTTATGTTTGTAACCTTATCTTTTTTAAATATGTAGTCTCTTGGATAAAACTGTAGAGTATCGTGCTCATCAAAAGTAGCTATCATTTGTGTGTCTTTGCATAAATCTTGTATGTGATCCCACACTGTTTTAGTCTGATCAGTGTACCAATGATATGGAGATATTACTGTTGTGTCTGAAGTTGTAAGATTAAAGTTATAGTTGGTAAATCCAACAGAGTCTAGCAGCCTTCTAATAATAGCAACCGAAGTCATGTTATCACAAACAATATCTGGTGGCTTTATGTACTGCAGCTCTTTTGCTCCATCTAATGCGGTTATACTAACTTCACCAAATTCACTTACAGAAAAAGATTCAACATAAAACTTTCCTAGTTTTATTTTTTCTGTTCCTATTACCACGAATGGATTTAATACGGAATCTTTGTATAAGTTTATTTTATTTTTATTAAAAGGAGCTGTTTTGTCATAATATTCATATGCCCTATCATATCCATTCATTTCTAAGTAAACAGAGTTTGACGTAACATTTCCTACAGGAACTATACCAGAAATATCATCTGAGGCTGATTTGTTTACTGTCATTGATACTAGCCTATTAGTAATATCAATTACATACCTTGGAGATATTTCTATTACACCTACATATCCGCCAGATGTATCTAAAGACGAGATTTCAATTTTTACTGCGCTAATATTAATACCTGCTGAAGGTTCTGTAAATTCGGTTGTACTCCAGGAGCTTCCATTGTAATATAAATTAACAACACCATTGTCTGGGACAGGAATATTTGTAGCAATTGTGGTTTCTGTTCCAGTAAGTCCTATTGTTTTTACTGTCCAATTTACTGGCTTTGAGTGTGATGTTTCAAATTTAACAACTATTTTATTTGTTACTGCAGTTTTTGCAGCAGGATATGAAGCTGTCAATATACAATTAGATAAAGATGTTCCAGTTGCCACTGGGGTGACCCAGTACTTATAAATCATTTTTGAACCTGAAAAATATAATCTAGATGTAAAGTTGGCGGCTGTTTTATATTTATCAATAACTCCAGACGCTGCATCTTTGGTTAGACTTGGATCTCCTGCAATCATATATTTAATGCCTGCAAGTTTTGGGCGACGTGGATCAATAATAGATGTTATTGGGAATAGTTTTTCAAATGGCTTATAGGTATATCCGTCAACTGTTTTTGTTGCAGTCTTGACTCCTTCAGGGGCGTCTATACTAACGCCAGAAATTAAAGAGTTCATGTTATATTCAATCCAGCATCCATTTGTAATAGGCAAGGATTGTGCTTGTTCTAGTAAGTTAATTGTACTTTGTGTGGCAGATAACATTATACTTCTTCCAGGCCTATAGATACATCCCAAAACTCTTGTGGTGCGTCAGCAGAATTTTCTTTTACATTTCTTTTGATAATAGTAAATGAACATGAAGTAAAAGACATTAAAAGGATTTCGTCTCTAGCTACATTATTATTATATGATATTTTTACCTTAAATGTGTTTTTACCTTTTTCTCCAGAATAAAAATCTTTAATTGATTTTGCTCCGTATCCCCCGTCTACCGTAGATGCATCATTTGTTGGCAACATGCTCCAGCTAGTGCTAATAGATCTTTTATCAGCAATGTGCACTTTCCTTAAGGCTCCACCAGACATTCTTTGTGTCTTTTCAATTCTTTCAATATTTATAGAAATAGGAGACCTGTTGTGTTCAGATAGTTTTTGCCATGAAGGAGTGTCCGTGCTAGAGATATCTAAATACAGGGCTGAGCCTACTGGTAAAGTTAATGTCATGTTTTAATACTCACATTCATTGGGTTTCCTACTATTTTAGCATTTAGCTTAGCATCTTGTCCAATAGCTTGCTTAGTCATCGACACCACTTGTCTAACAAAGGCATCAGTGTTCATTCCTTCAGATGGATAAATGTTTTGTGTCAAATTTATAACACCAGTTGCAGAAGATTGATGTACTGGTTCCAGCATCTTAGATGCCTGCTTGACATCATATCTAGGTGTGGAGTATGGTATTTTAGCCATGTTAGGAATAATCATTCCTCCAAATGCCATTTCTGGTCCACGATCTCCAACGATTGTAGGAACCTTTGGATTAAGCTTCATTGTTCCGTACCCAGCTTTTTCAACTCTCATTGTTCTAAGGTATGCGTTATCCACTCCAGTAATTCTATACTTTTGATTACCTTGTGTAAATACACTTCCGACTGAAGAATCGATACCTTGTGCTAGCAAAGACATTGAATCTATTGTCATTATTTGTTTTGCTGTGGAGCCTTTGCCAACCGTAACACTTTTAACTCCAGGGTTTGATGCTGTAGCTTTAAATACTGTATTTGCCGTTCCCTTTACATCCATCTTTTTATTATTAATGTAAATGTCTCCAGTCATAGACTTTACCTCAATACCCTTTGCAGACAACCCTTTTGTAACCGCATCGTTTACTCCACCTAATAATCCAAGAGCTTGATCAGTTACATCTACTGGAGTAAGTCTGGCCTTAGGGTGTGTTGGCTGCTTAACCTTAGGTATAAATCCAGGACGTGCTGTTTCTGCAACACCGACTAGCCCTGCTGCGTCTTGTCTTCCAGCATTAGGGTTTTCGTCAGTTCCAGTTTTTAAATAATCTTTAAGCTCTTTACCTGCAGCAATTGCATTTATTGCTAGAGTGGTCATTGCCTTGTTGACATCATCAATCTTTTGTCTTTCTGTTGCAATTTTTTTATTTAGCTTGTCTAACTCTACTGCAGCAAGGGCGGCGTTGTCGCTAAGTTTTTGCTGTCCGTCATTAATTGATTGTATTCTAGCTTCTAGGGGAGCATTTGTGCGCTTAAGCGCATCTTCAATTGCTTTCTTTTGAGCATTGTACTGCATTGTAGACTCTAGCTGCTTAACATCTAAACCAGCTTGCTGTGCGGTTGCTGTATCGCCTCTTGCTATAGCAGCATCGTATTCTATTTTCTTTTTAGCAATTTCATTAGCTAGATCGGATTCTTGTTTCGCTGCGTCAAGCGCTCTCAACCTTGAATCTGCAAGCTTATTGTTAGCATCTATTTGCTTTTGTAAATTCTTAAGTTGCTCTCTAGTATTTATTTGCGCCTTAACGCTTTGACCTTTAGCTGCATTTTCTAAAACCTTTTGTTGATCTGTTAACCTCTTTAAATTTGCATAATTTTCTTTTAAGAACCCACCCTTGTTTGCTGCGGTTATAGATTGAGATACGGCATCTGCTACTTTTGAAAGAGTGCTTACAGCCTCTGCTCCTAGTTTTGAAAGGTCTCCAGTAAAACCCTTAGCAGCAAGATTCATTTTTTCAAATAAGCTGACAACTGTGTCTGCAGGGTTTATAATCTTTTTTAGCTCTGGATTTTGCTTAATCATTTCTTCTCTAGTTTTTGCAGTTAAAACAGCTCTAGAGGATTCTAGTTTATTTAGTTTATTAAGCATAGCTTCTTGCGCTTGATATTGAGTTAATGCTTTTGTATTGCCAGTTTTATCTGCTTTAGCAGCTTTTTTACTTTGCTCAACCATATCTAAAATTCCAGCATCTATAGCATTTAGACCTGTACTTACTGCTTGAGCCCCTTCACGACCACCTTCTGCTGAGGCAGGGACGTAGTTGTCTATTGCGGCAACTGCTGCGTCTTGTCCAGTTTTAATATTTCTAAATGCACGATTGCCTACAGTAAAAGCTCCAGCTTTTTCTGCTTGATCTGACATCTTAAACATTGCAAATATTTTTTTACTTGCTTCATCTGCTGACAATCCAGCAGCCATTAATGCAGTTTTTATATCTATTGCTACTTGTGGAAGATCGGACGCTTTAGATTGATTAATTAATTTAATCTGATCAGAGTATACTTCGGTAACCTCTTTTTTAAGTTTCTTATACTCTTGAATTGTCATAGATATTGGCATACCAGAATCTTGCATGCTTTCGTAAAGCAACTGATTTCTTTCTCTTATTGCCTCTATGTTTTTAACTGTGTCTGCAAGTTTTGAATTGTAATCAGTAAACTTAAGTCCTGCTTTTTTGGCAGCTTCTTCTGTTAATCCGTATTGGGTTATTCCGACTCTTAAGTGTTCATTATGATCTTTTATTCTTCTATTAATAATAGCAAATGTTGTAGCAGCTATTGCAACTCCAACATTTAATCTAGTAACAGCCATTCTTGCCATTGCGCCAAATCTAGCAAGTTTACTTGTGCTATTGGCAGCAGCTTCAAGTTTTGCTCCGTAAGCAGTTAAAGCTCTTGAATTACCTGGGTGTGCACCGACGATAGGAAGCTGTTCTACTGCTCTAGTTGCTCCCATTGGTGCTCTCATCTTGCTCATAGAAGCTATTGGAGTCTTTGCTCCACCGCCACCCATGCCCATAGCACCCATACCAAGCATTGAGCCTAGCATTCCGCCCATCATGTCTCCTCCAGGAAGTCCTGTCATCTTACCTAATGCTGAGCCACCTTGGAATCCGAGTAGCTGCATAATCATCATCTTAATGAATCCACCAGCGTTATATCCTTGAGGTATAGGGGTTTGATTAGGAACAATTCCACCAGCATTCTTTGGAACAAATATTTCTGGTCCCTTTTCTCCTACAAGATATGGCTTGCCAGCGTTTACTGGTCCACCCATTTCTCTTGGCTGTATTTCAAATATTAATTTCTTTAATGCTTCTGTCATTGGAGTATCTTTTTTAGAATCCCAATTCATATATTTCTTTCTTAATATATCTTTATCAATAGGAGAAAGCTGTTTAACTATGCTTCTGTCTGATATTAGATTGCTTGCAGCCATTCTAATAACAGCATCAAGTGAGTCTGGCTCTAGGCCATTCTTTAATGTGCCATCAGGCATCTTAACATATCCATATGGCTTTTCTTTTGCTAATTCTGCAGCAAACTTATCATACAAATGTTTTTGTGTATTTTTTCTTAATCCGCTATTTGCAAAAAGCTTTTCTGCCATTTCAATTGAAAGAGAGTTTACTCCCCAAGGAGCTGACTCATACATGCTTGGCTTCGGTGCACCAGTTGGACCAAAGCCTGCCCCAATTCTGTGCATCGCTTTACCCTTAAGTACATTTCCAATCATTCCGCCAATATTAAATCCATTTGCCTGAGTTTTAAAATCGTTGTCAGAAAGACTTGCTGATAATCCTTTTTGTCTACGCTTTAGTTCATCAGCTGCAATCATCTTAGCAATAGCGGCAGGTGTCATTGTTTTTTCTGGCGCTATCTTTAATGAAGAATGAACTCCATGAAGATCTTGATAAGTTTGTCTTCTGGCTTCATCTAATCTATCAATCATTTTATTATAAACAATTTTTTCTTCTGAGTTTAAGGTGAATGTTGATATGGTTTTCTTTAGCTGAGGAAGAGCCCTATTAATTTCTTCAAGCATGCGATCATTATATTGATCTGCTGTCATTCCTTGTGGAATATCTGCAGTAGACTCCGCAAAGAATTTCTTTGCGCCGCTTCCCTTTACACCCATTAAATTAACTAATGCTTGGTGTTTAAACGAAGGAATGGTTGCAGAGTAATCTCTTGGACCTGACGCTGTTGCAAAAACTCCAGCGGGCCCAACGTCTGCAAGAATATTTCCAGAAAGATTGCCTCTTCCTAAATCTTTATCTCCACGTAATGCTGATGCAACTAATTGTCTAAAATATTGATCTTCGTCAAACTTACCATCTTGATTAGCTATAGCAGGATTGTATTTAGACTCAAGAGCAAGTAATTTTCTTTTACCTGTTGGATCTGTTGGGTCTCTCATAACAACAACCTTTTGATTAGGGGTCTGTAGTCCATGCACTTCACGGGCGATTTGTGTTGCTCTTATTTCAGCAAGAGCAGCCTTTTCATCTAGGACTGGCTTAACAAAAACCTTATCGCCACCCTTAGAATACAGCCCTCCAATTCCAGCAACTGGGAAACTTCTACCAGAGGTTGGCTCTATCAGTTCATCATAACTAGTTACTGGAGATTTGCTAAATCTTGAATTTGATACTGCTTGGCTAGCTTTTTCCATTGCAGTTTTTGCTGCTCTTTGTGCCTCTACCTGTTTAATTGTTCTAGGCATTCCTAAGAACAGTCTACCGCCGCCAAATAATTTTTGTGCAAACTGGCCTGAGATTTGCCCGCCTTCATTTGCCGCAATTTCCTGTTTGATGGGAAGCTTTTGTCCTTTTGTTAAAAGCATTCTGAGCATCTTAGTAATCATATGACCACGCTCAATAACTGGCATACGCTTTATAAGGTTTGATGCATTTCCGTAATTTAGTTGTTTTGCTAATACGTCTGAGATTCTTTGAGCTGATTGTTGATACAGAGGAACTCTATCTACAAATTTACCAGCTGTCATTCTAGATAAATGATTAGTAAAGGTGTTAATTGTGCTTGATCCAGCTTGAGCTAGGTACGCATTACCTCTAGTTCTATTGCTCCTTATTTTTCCGTCTTCTTCTGTAAAGAAATTTCTATCTTTGTCTAAATGCTCTGATGCATAATCAAAAGTTTTATCTGGTCTAGTAAATGAGTTAATAACTTTTTGCATAGATACTTGATCTATGTCTGGTCTGGACATAAATGTAGAAATTAAACTCCTGGTCGGAAGAACTGCTCCAATTTGTGGTCTTCCCCCAGGCTTTAACTCAGAAGGCTTGTCTTTCCAAAGCAAATCTTTATATTTTGCCTTAGATACACTTCCATCTTTATTTGTTATACTTCTTCCCATGCCCTGCATGTCAATGAAGTCTTGCATTTTTCTTGCCTGTTCAATTCTTATTGAATTAAATAATTGTCTGTTTACTCTTCCAGTTTTTAAATCTTTTGATTTAGACAAAGCCTCTTCATAATCTCTTTTAGCCATTGAGATTGCTTCGTCTTCAGAAAAACCAATGTTATTAAGTACAGCTGAGTCATGTAAGATAACTCTATTCTTTAATGTTGAATCGTAGTTGCTATCGGCATTTCTTTCAAGCCATGCCTTTAAGCCTTCCATGAAATTTTGAGAAATTCCTCCGCCAATATTTCTACCCATTCCAGATGTATTTCCTGGTCCGCCATTCAAAGCATACATTAATGGCATATTGTTCTGTGCAATATTTGGTGGTATGACTGCCTCACCAGGAGTAAGAACTACAGGAACTTGTCCCCCAGTATTTCTAAATACTGGTCTTCCTCCAAGAAGGTTTTCAATTACTGGCATGTTTGCTTCTGTTCCAGCTTTGTTAATTACAAATGCTCCAGCCTCGGCTGTTGTGTGGTATGTATCAGTGTTTCCAGTTCCTGGTACTATTCCACCCTTTGCAAACTTTGGCTTTGTTGTTTGAATGTTATACCCTGCACCTGATGTTCTTACTCCGCCAAGTGCTCTTGCAATTCTATCTGCTATTTCTTTTGTAGATCCTTTATGAAACATCTCTTTCATATTTGATTTTCCAGTTGCTGGGTCTACTACAGGCTGTGATGTTAGTGGGACAGTTGTTAGATTTATAGTTCTGCCTTGACCAGCCGCTATTTTTTGAGAAGTTTCGGCAAGCATTGCTTCAACTGTTGCATTTAATTGAATTACTTTTAATCTTGCCTCATCGGCTGTTATCTTACTTTGCTGAAGCTGTCTGACAATTAATGCCGTTTCTTGTGCAGCAAGTTCTGTAATTTCTGAAAATTCTGGTAGCAGGGCTTGATAAGAATCAGATAAGCTTGATGTAATTGTTCCTGTTGCCATAACTTCTTTTTTCAACAAAGTTATTTCTGCTTCTGATTGCATTGCAATTGCTGCTGTCATTGCATGCCATTTTGCAGCTTCTTGAGAAACTATACCCGTAGATATACCGTTAACAGAAGTTACTCCTGGAATCTTTGGCAAATCTTGATTCATATAAGCTTGAGGATTTTTTCCAATTCTAACGTTTACTGGACCTGCGCCTGGGACTGTGCCAAATATAGTTCCCATCTGAGGGCTTCCAGCAGGAATCATGTGGGACATATCTCTTGAATACGGCTGTCCAATTAATGGATTATTTTTATCAACCATTCTTCCACTTGGATTACCTGCGGCAATTACATTACCAGCAATGGTAGAAATTCCTGGCTGTACCGCAACCTTAGCGGCGTTTGCTTTCATCTCAAGACTATCAAAAGATGCTGCAAGAGTATTTACTGCATTTGTTAAAACAACAGTAGCTTCTGCGTCGCTGTAGAATGTTGTACTTAAACCTTGTGCCGCAGCATTAGCTGCTATTATTTCTGGAGTAAGTAGCTTAAATCCCTTTCCTCCTGAAGCCATCTGCCTTAATGAGAATATTCCCTTTGTGACATAACCAATAAAGTTTGCCATAACACCAGTTAACATAATAAGTGGTCCAGCAAATGCAGTTAATCCACCAAGTGCGTTTAAAAATGTTTTTACTGGTCCTGGTAATCCTCGGAAGAATTTAATTATTCCGTCTACTACTTCTAAAACCTTTGTGCTAATTTTTAAGAATTGCTCTCCAACGCTTGCAAGATCTGCTTGAACTGAAGCAAGTGCTCTTTTAAATTTTCCAGAAGCGGATTCGGTTATCATTCCTAATTCTCGTTCTGCAATACCTGCAAGCTCTGCAGTGCTAGCGCCCATTAGCTCCATAACCTGAACGGTTTGAGATCCTTCTCTTCCTATATTTTCAAAAAGTGCTGAGAGTCTTGCGTACTGGAATTTACCAAAAAGTTGTTCTATGGCTCTTGATTTACTTAAAGGGTCTAGCGTGTCTAGGGCTGCCTGAAGATCTAAGATGGTATCCGTTAGGTTTCCAGCATTGGAAGTCACAATACTATCTAGATCAATTCCAAATCCAGTAAATAATTCTTTTGCAACTTTTGTTGGGTTAATAAGAGATGCCATTGCTGACTTAATTGCATTAGCACCTTCAGATGCATTTACTCCGCCTTCTTTCATTGCTGTTAGATACAGAGCTAAATCTTGAACGTCTCCTCCTAGAGACTTTACAACTGGCCCAGCTTTAGGGATTGCTTCAACTAAATCTTGTAGAGAAGTAGAGGTTTGGTTTTCAACTGCGTTAAGGAAGTTAATTGATTCGGATAGCTCTTCTGTATTTTGTTTAAATGCATTTTGAATAGCAAGGGTTGCTTTCATAGCTTCTTGTCTATCAATTTCTCCAAGCACTGCAAGTCTCGATGTTTCTCTTGTTGCTTCTAGAAGCTCTGTTCCTTGCTGTCCTGTTGCAGCTAAATCCGCAGCCAGTGCAATTGTATCTTTAAAAGCAAGACCATACGAACCTGCAAGTTCTCTTGCTGTATCTGAAACATCTTTTCTTACTTGAGCTAGCTCTGCAGATGATACTGCAGCTAGTCCGCCATAAACTTTTGTTAATCTAACTAATTCTTCGTCTGCAGCTCTAAATGCTTTTTGTGCAGCAGCACCAAATGCCATAAGCGGAACAGTTAGTCCTACGGTTAACTGACGACCAGCCCATTGCGTATTTTTACCCCAGTTGATAAGCTGGTTAGATCCGTCAAGCATAACCTTGTTCATGATGGCTAGCTCTTGTCTTGCAATTGCTGTCTTATTTTTTACTTCATCTAATCCCTTTGCAACCATTACGTTGTATTGCATTAGGCCCTGTGCGTTTTTGCCGACTGGTTGAACTATAGCATTCTGAAGCATTACCTGCTGCTTAGCTAGGTCACGAATTAGTGTGCTTGTTTTCTTTGTGTGTCCATTCCAAGCATTGTAGTATTGACCTAGCTTTAGCCTGCCTGAGTCTAAATTTTTACCAAATTTTTCTACATCTGAGGTAAGGGAAACAAAGTGCGATGAAAACTGTCCTGTTGAACGCATTGTTTCTGCGAAGGACTTGTTCATTACTGCAATTTGATTTGCAAGTTTTGCGTTTGTTCCTGCTGTTGTTTCTTGCAGTTTTACGAGTTGGGAAGTAACCGCAGCTAGCTGAGTTCTTAAACTCGTAAAGTCTGCGTTGGCGGTAATATTGGTAGTTATTATATTATCTGCCATATATATATGTTACTCTATTCGGTATCCTAATCCAGCCCCAATGCCAAAACCAGCTTCGCTAGCAAATGAGCCTTGTAACGAAACAACATCATCTGCTGATGCGTTTATGCCAAGTGCTCGTCTTTTGACATCTTCGAAAGAAGACCCCTCCTCATTTTTACTGCTATTATCATTTAGCTCAATGCCTTGAATTGAAGCCAAGAATGTTCTTTTCTCTAATTCAGTTTTTTGCATTGACTTAAAAGTCTGGACCATCTCTGGCATTGAAAGACTATCTTCTAGTTCTTCGTAATTTTTCCAATTACCTAAAAGAAATACTTCCCCTTCTAAAGCGGCTAGATCTAGTTCTGTCCAGCCAGTACTGCTGCCGCTAGTTGGTTTGGGTCGTCCATCTTAATTCCTCCGCAAATTTCAAGAATGCGGTTAATAGTTGGTACGTCAAGCGTGTCTTCAAAAGCATCTATATCTTTAACTAACTCAGGCAATTGCTTTTCTAGGGCCACTGCACATGCCTCGATAAGTATGCTAAGAGTTTCGTCTTCTGTTGTTACTTCTTGTGTTCTTGCAATGACTTTCATAAACTTACGTAGCTCTTTAATTGTTAAAGGCTTAAGTTTAACTGTTGCGCCATTTTGTAGCTGAATTTCTTCAACATCGTATACTGTTGTTGCCATTTAATCCTCCTAGGATCTAGTCTTAATTATTGTATCATATTCAAAATACCAGAGCAATAGAAAACCCCCCAATTTCTTGGGGGGCATCTATTAATTAAATTGATTTAATTATACTGTTAGAACACGGTCTACAATAAATCCGTATTCCTGACCAACGTTTGCAGAAGAACCGTCTGGAAGCAAACGGAATGTTACTGGGAATGTTGATGCTGCGTTACGAGCCAAAGAGAACTGTGACTGTTGTACAGAAAGAACACGACGTGCATAATATACACGCTCAGTTGCTGTTGCCTCTGATGTTGGTGCCTGACCTACTGCAATAAGCTGACGCTCTGTTGGAGCCTCACCTAGTGCACCACCAGCGATACCGAGTTTGTCGGTTGCTGTTGCGCCAGTTCCTGCGGAAGTAAGTGTAGTTGTGCGCTGACCGAATACTGTCAGAACGTTCTCAAGAGTACCTTCTGCCATTTCTGTTGCGATCATAACTTCCATTGACTCCTTGAAAAGCTTTGCTGTATCAAGAAGCTGATCTACTGTAACTGAACCGTATGATGGGTTGTATGTTACCTGAAGACCGTTGTTTGTAAAACCTACGTTGCGATATCCGAATGTTCCAGCTACCTGGTCGATATCGTTAAGTGTTTTAGTAAAAGACTGTCCATCTATGAATGCATAGTCTCCTGTACCTGGTGCTGCATTTTCTTCATATCCTGCTGTTGTGATGTCAGTGTTCGAAAGGAACAATGGTGACGCACCAACAAGAATATTTTTAGCATTACCTGTATTTTGTGCCATTTGTAAAACCTCCTGTTAAATAAACATATATATATATTGATTTAATCTAAATCAAAGCTGGCTAGGCTTTTTCCTCTTGACTAATTTTACTGGACAACTAGACTTAACGCAACCTAGTCAAATCTGCCGTCTTGTCCAACCGTCCTTGAATACTTGACCTCTAAAATTATGTCGGCTGACATGTAGCCCTGGAGCTCCATGGATGGCTCAATGGGTGAGGTTTCAACCACATGAATGCTATGAAATATTATTTTTCCTGTACTCCTGGACAAATTGGCATCTCTGGCAGACTCATCCATTCTACGGAATAGGTCCATGATAAGGTTTCTTATTTCGTACACCTCTGTGATGTCTGTAGAGTAAATTGTAAATAGGACCTTTTCGCAGGCTATTAACCAGATGTCCTCAAATGACATTCCGATCTTGTCATAAACTATATGCTTTTTCCCATTTAAAAATTGGTCTATTTCTGGAGACTGTTGCACTGGTATTATGGGGATAATTTCTGTGTCTGAGGAATCTGAGTAGTAGTCGCTTGCTTCAAATATCTTAGCTTCTTTTAATTCATTCCACAAAAATTTACGAAGCTCGAACATAGCGTCTATTTTATAATCTACTGTCATAGTGAGCCTCCAAATGATGCGTGTAATGCTGCATCTGCCTGTGTTCTTATTTTACCAGCACTAAAGCTATATTGCACCTTTTTAATATTCATTGGGACACCCATTGCTTTTTTTATTCTAGATCCAAATATTTGCTGTAAACCAGAAGATTTAATTGAATTATTTACCAGCTGTCCGCCAAAGAATCTTCCGTATGATAAAGAAAACTGATTAGTAGCCTGTGTTCCTCCAGGCCTTTTAACGACCACTGAGGTACCTTTAGGCATAAAGACTGTTGCACCATCAATTTCAAATACAAGCCTCTCAGCTGACCTAGGACGGATTATTACGGGCATTCCAGACTCCATCACAGAAGCTTTATTTGCAAATACATATCCTTTTTTCTGTTTTTTATTTTTAGACGGCACAGAAGATTTAGATATCTTAAAATCATAATTTATTCTAAACGAAAGCCCCTCTGTATCAATTCTTGAAAGGGTAAATAATCTTGATGTAGGGGATCCAGCTTTATTCCATTCATAAACATGGTGTAAAGATCTTGGCTTAACTCTTGCTTGTGAGTCTATATATAAACCAAAATCCTTTTCTATTTGATTAAATATAGTAGTTTTAAATAAATTTTTAAATGCAGAGTGAGTGGTTAGTTTAGACATAACGGCAGCCTCATAATAAAGAAATGCTGATATCTGAGCAACCGTACTGTCTTTAATTATTCCTGGTACGGATCCCGCCATCAACCTTTCAAGCCCGCTGGCAGTTTGAAGTAAAGCTACGCTAGAGTCCAATTTCTTGATTCTCAGATCTCTTTGCAATTGAATTATATGCAATGACGTTGCCAAATGGATCTGTTACTGGAGTAGAGCTTATTACTTCAAAAACAGTTGGGGTTTCAGTTGGATAGTTCAACTCTTTCCAAATAACATTGCCTGCTGAGTCCCTAATATTATTAATTTTTTCTCGATAGTTAATTTGAGTTTTGCTTCTAATTTCTACAATTTGTTGGTTTTCATATTTATTTGAAAATGATTGCTTGTCGTTTGAGCTTGAAGTTCCAGATCTAGTTATGTTTCCTTTTGCAGCACAGTCTATTGTTCTTACATAAGACCAAACCTTTTTAATAGAACCAGTATTAGGGTCTTGTTGGCTTGCCTGTGTATATATGTCTGCCTGCATAGGCATCAGAGAACCTATTAGCTCGCTCATTTTAAATCACTACCATTTGAGTTATAACATAATCTGATAGTATCTGGTCTACGTAATTATTGCCCGTACCAGAAAATGTTGCTGAGTCGTATTCAAATTTCCAGTCAAACGTAGATATGTTTTTAATATACTTGTTTCTCCAAACCTTATCTTTAGAGAAATAGTCTTTCATAAGTTCTAAGCATGCCATACTGATTTCATCTGGCACGTCTTCCCAACCAAATCTTCCTTCTAGTATATAAGTAATATGATTACTAAAAACTCCAGAAGTGTCTGTAATAGATGGAGGAACCATTCCGTTTGCAGTATATACTGTATTGTCTAGCATATTGGCACGATTAATTCTAACCCCAAAACCACTTTCTGAAATTTGAAGAGAGTATCCCCAGTTGTTTACTGGTGGTTGAGCCAAGTTGTCTACAAGAAGAATATCGTTGCTGTAAATTTTATGTATTTTATTTATTTTTCTTGGTAGAGGTAGCGTGTCTGTTTCATTTCCGTACAAAGTATGAGATGCGTCTTGCAAATAAAATCTTTGTCCAGTAAATGTTTCTATAAGCTTTCTTGCATATCGCTCTGCCTCTAACATCTCCTGATATGTTTTTTTATTTGGATCGCTGTAGTCAGCCCCTACACCAAGAGCATTGGCTGCTTCTCCAAGATCAACATAAGGAGTTGAAACAAAAACTTTACTTTCTTGTGAGACTGGTGTTCCTTCTACTTCATATTCCCAAACCAGTTTTAAAGTTCTTGGTCTGTTAGTATATTGTAGTGGTGGATAAACTTCATAGACTCCATTGTCTGATTCAATTTTTGTAGCGGTTAATGTTGTGAGTAGTTGTGAAGGATTAACAGAAGGAGATATTTCTGGATCCTCTGTTATATCGTAAAGCTTTACTTGTGGAAGGTCGTCAGAATCTACAACCTCGCCTTTCCAAAAAACTCTATGTTTTATTGGTGAGTTTGTTCCTACTAGTATTTCCATTAACTTATGTTAACGTTTAGTTATAGAAGTCTTGAACTTCCTTTGGTGTCGCTAAACGAAAACCCTCCTCTTTATCAAAGATTTTTTGAGCATCTTCTTCTGACATGGCTACAAATGGGTGATTTTTTGTAAATGTCTTTCCATGAATATCGTATCTCATGTTGTCTCTTGTCATTCTTACAAGGATTGTATTCTCTGGCTGCGATTTAGGATCAAACTTTGGTAGAATTTCAATCTCCTCTGTATCCTTTTCAACTGCCTCTACTGTGCTTTGGTAAACACTCCATGTTACGCCTTCTTCTGCTAGAGCAGCAATAATGTCTTTTTTGTTTTTTAGGCCTTCTGTATCTACTGCAAAATCTGTTGCAATTACCTTTAGGTCAGATACCTTTAATGTGTCAAACGACATATTTTATTTCTCCTTTTTCTAGGTCCTTTAATTATAGCATTGTTAAATTAAAATGAAAAGCCCCCAAAATTAATTGGGGGCCTTTCGGTAGTTAATTCTTATTTAATTAAGAAGCAACCTTAACGTTCTTTACTACTACCCAAGCGTCTGCCTGCTCGATCTGAACGCCAACACGAGTATACATTGTGTACTCGATTGAGTCCTTACGTGGCCAGAAGAATCGGTAAACAGTAACATCACGCTTGATACCAATAACTACGTTATTTGGGAATGTCAAGTGGATATCTCCGTGTGATCCTGTTGGGGTGTCATAGTCACCAGTTTGTGTCTCAGGAAGAAGTGGAACTTCAACGATTGGAATACCAAATGCGTATGGAGCTACATAACCTGCTGGACCACCAAGAACTGGAACATCTCCACGGATAATGCCTGAGGCAATATCTTGTGGGTTAACGTTTTGAATGTTCTGTGATGTTGAGTATAAGTAATCCTGGATCAAGTTTGAACCTGATAGGAAGCGAAGGTCTGTACGACGTTGCTTGTACTTACGTGGAAGAGCCTTTAGTGCCTTGTTAAATACCTCACGGGAAATAACAGCACCTTCAGCGTCAACAACGTGACCTCCTGCTTTTGCTTTCTTAACTACACCGTCAAAAGACTTGTATAGTGCATCGCCTGTTAGTGATGAGTCACCATTTAGGATAACATCTTCGATGTCATTTCCTGCCTGTGTTGCCATCAAACGTGCGATATGATCTTCGAGGTCTGCGCCTTCAATGTTGTCTTCTAGAGACTCAGTTGAAAGTTCCCAATCCATGCGAAGCTTCTTAGTTGTGAGAGAAATTTTTGAGAAAGTAACACCTGAGTTAGTTCCTGTGTTTTCGCCTTCAGATGCAAGCTTTACAAGCTTCTCTCCTACGGACATACGATCAATTTCTGTTGTATCAGCTTTCATTCGGACAGTACGTGCAACTTTACCAATTACGGTAGCATCGAACATATAGTCCAAGAATCGTGCTGATTGTTCTGGGTTTAGAAGTCCACCGTTGCCATTTTCTGAAGCAACATGAACGCCTGAACCACCTGTTGAAGAACCGAATCCAGTTGATACTGTTGTACCAGCTGCTGCGGCCTTTTCTAATAATTCATTACTCATTTTTATTTCACCTACCCTTTAATTGTTAAAGATTTCATTTGCGGAACCGAGGAAAGCTCCAGACCATTTTGATTTTGATTTGGTAAATACCTCAGACCCGCCAAGGTCAGAGGACTTCTTAATTGCAGTTTCGCCTTCTACAGCGTTAACCTGCTTTTGAACACCTTCAATGGTGCCCTTTATTTCTGTAACAGCAGCGCTAAGTGCACTGTGTTTTTCTGCCAACTCAGAAATTCTATCATCTACGCTCTTGCTGAAAGCTTCAACAGATGTTTTAATTTCTGTTACTTGTGCAGCATTTGCTTCTGTAGCCTTTGTGAGTGTTTCTGCGAAAAAGCCTTTTAGATCGCCTAACATTTTTGCAAAATCAGGTTCATCAACCATAACTTCTACTGCTTCGGCTGCTTTTTCAACGTTTTCGGCAGAGGTATCTTCAGCTGCAGAATCTGCGGCTTCTGATGCTTTGTCAAAAAGATTGACATTTGATTCGTCTTTAGATTCAGCAACTGGTGCCTCTTCTGCAACTGCATCAACTTCTGGAGTAACTTCAGCTGGTGCTTCAACAATTGCTTCTGCAACTACTTCAGCATCTTTGCCTACATTAAGTTTTTCCATGTCATTACCTCCTTCTACGTTTGCCTGTTTTGCTGTTTGTGTTTCAGGCAACGGTAATCTTGACTTCTTAAATGAAGCAAGAATTCTATTTATTTCTTTTGATTTATTCATATCTGAACTCTCCACCCAACCTATTAGTGTGGCTGGTTTTCCTGATACTGGCGATTCAAAAGTTTTTTCTGTTGACATAAATACAGAATCACTTTCTTCGCAGTAAAAAATATTTTCTGTTACGACCTCTGTCGCAATACCCTTATAGATCATTTGACCATTAACTTTTTCAATTGATAGGATGTTGCACAATTCATTTGCTGGGGAGTCTACTATTGAAAGTTCTACTAGGTCGTAATCTTTAATAAATCTGACAGCTTCTCCTGTTGCTTTGTTAACTTCATTATCAGACTCTTTAATTTTTCCGCCAATTGAAAAACCAGAAAGAGTTCCATCAAGTACTTTTTCCCAAGTATCTTGTGCACCCTTTGAAATATATGATGTTACATAAACTCCATTATAAAAGGTTTGAGATTTTTGATCATAATATGTTTCTGGCTTAAATGAAACAACTTTACCAACTGCAATTGACTGATGCATCTCACGAAGATTTCCTCTGAAATTTTCAAAAGCTTTTACGCTTGCTTCTGCTGTGACGACATCGCCTGTCTGGTCAACATTATCTAATGTTGCAAAACCAGATACGGTTCTATTTTCTCTGTTGACCTTAGTGAATGGGATCGACAAATGTAATTTGTCGCCATTACTAGACCAATGGCCTTTTTCAATGTTCATATGCTTAATTTTATAGTGTTATCTACTATAACGCAAATAACAGTTGATTAAACTTATTTGACTTTTGGACCATCGCCTTTTGGATTCCTGGCTTCCCCGCTTTTATCAGGAGCATTGGCTGACCTCTGTTGATCCCTTTTCCTATTTCCAGTGGATTTTGCTCTTTGGTCGGCGGCCTGTTGTGGCTTCAAATCAACCATTTCGTCTCCACCCTCAATAGTAGTCATATTTTTTCGAATACGAACTTCGTTAGGGGTAATTACCTGCATTCTTAAATAGATTTCGTCAATACGGCTTTGTGTCTCTTCGTCAGTTAGGCTTAGCTCGTTAAACTTTAATTGAACAACATCTGTTTTTTCTGCAATTAAATAATTTAATTTTTTCTCAAGTCGATCCTGTGCTGGACGGCAGACCTGCTCTTTAAATGTTTTATCTGCGTCTCTAGCAGCCGCTAGGTTAATTCCTTCTGGAATACCTATCTTGCTAATTGGAACACGGTGAGCTAAAAGAATTTCATCTCTATTAGATTTACGATATATATTAAATGAAGACTCTTGCTCTCCTGCTTCAATTGGCTCCATTTTAAATTCAGTTTTTGAGTCTGGTGTGTCTGCGGGAAGAGGGATGTAGAGTGATCTGTGATTTTTCCCCTTAAGTCCGACCTGGAAAAACTCTAAAAGCTTTCTTTCTGATTCTGGTGAAAGCTTTGCTCCTTTAACTGTAATAATATATCTTGGTACCGCTTTATTTTCAAAGTAGTCAAGGTTATATCTTCCAGCAAATTCATTACCAGCTAGTGCTTGCTGTGCGGCAATAATATCTGGGACACCGTAATAATTGTTCATTGGTGTGTATTTCTTTAAATGAATAATTTCATTTGGTCGGTCTTCTTGTCCAGCAATAGGGCTTATAGTTTCCATATCGCCAAAATTTCTAAAGAAGACAGCCTTGCCGTATAGAAGTTGAATAAAGCCATCACGCAATCTTCTTACACGCATTGTTTTGGCTGGTATATGGCCGATATAGCCTATGTCTCCTGCTACTGTACGTCCTACCTCTATGTACCCGTTTCCAGTCGCCTCAAGGTCTGTGTAGGCCTTTATAAGGGTCTCAGTAAATGACTCTTCTTCATTACAGTCATCAAGCCATTTATCTAACTGTGTTTTAATTCTTTCAATTTTTGCACGAGCTCTATCAAGCTGCTTGTTGTCAGATATTTCATCCATTGCATCTTTTGCTTTATCTGTTTCTGTAAACATGTATCCTAGGCCAACTATGTTAGAAACCTTTGCATTAATTGCAGCATAATTATATGTTGAAACTTCGTATATCTTTGAAAGATACTCTAGGTTATAAGTTGGTTCCACCAAATCAAATAGCGCATATCCGCTAATTGCTTGCTGCATTAAATTTTGCTGTGTTGCTACTCCGCTTGTTCCTACAAATGCTTTTGAAAAATCACGATTAATTTTGCGTTTAAAGTTTGTGCCCAAGCCTCTTAGCTTTTTAATCTCGTCTAGCCCTACTTTAAAAGGGTCGTCATGCTCTTCTGCTTTTTGAAAATGAAACCAGTCGGCAGTATTTGAGATATTAATAGTATCTACACTATCAATTTCGTCTTCTAAAAACTCTACTTTTCTATTCATGAACTTTACCGCCTCTCAATACGGAGTCCTTATAAACTCCAATGTCATATGGATCTGGTGGGAGGCCCCATTTTAATCTCTGTTCTTGCTCTGCAAGTTCTTCGTCGTTAATTTTTCTACGTCCTGAAAGAAATTTAGGCCCGCCCTCATATATGCCGTACGAGCGAACTTCTCTAGCCAAAGCATCGATTCTGGATCTATTGCCTTTGATTGACGTGATCGAAAGAAAATTCCCATCGTCATCTCCAATCCATCTACCATCTGGCATTTCCCAGACATAGATTCCTAGGGTTGTCTCTTCAACAATTCTCGTATTTTTCTTTAAGATATCCATAGACAACAATGATACCATTATCTGGTGTCAAAGTCCATATTGTTGCATGGCCTTGTCAAATATTATACGCTTATGGAGTCTGCCTGTACAGAAAATATAACGAACGGGGTCGAATCGTTCCCCGTATTGCTTTCTTGTATAGAAAAAGAGGTGTCATCAATCAAATTAACCAAATTTCCTGTGTAGAGCTTATAGTGCCTGTCTATTTGATGCTCTAGTAAGCTATAGTTATATATGGCAAGATTGCTGTACATCTGACCCAGGCCGTATTTTGTATCTTCTTGATTTTGATTAATTTTTAAATTAGATCCAGGGCTATTTAATATCACTACAATATGGTGAGGAACACCATTTGATAAAAATTCATTTATATTAGTGCTGGATGTCCTATTTACCCCATTTACGTAGATTAATGCTATTCCGTTTTTAGATATCAATCCATTTGATGACCATTCATATTTAGCTAAATTTGTTGATAGTAATACGTTTTCTCCATCTTGTGGCGTATAGACCATTTCTACTGTTTCAATATCTATGTCTGCATTAACGGTAAATCCATGTCCATCATACATTTTAATTCCATTGCATTTATTAGCAAGAAGAATCCTACTGTTATATTCAGGAATAGAGTAATCATAAGAAGATGTTATGCTGTATCCAAAATTATCTGCGTATACCACCTTGTCTTTAAAAAAGTTAATTGTTAATGATTTTAGCTGTGTGAGGTCTGACGTAGTGTCTGTTGATGACATTACTACTTTTATATATACCAAGTCGTTTCCTAAATTTTCATTTTTATTTATAAATGGTAGCGGAGATCCGTTTAAACACGGCTCCCAATTTTGATTGTCAACGCTAGCATAGACATCAATGCCTGCGTAGTCCTCTTCCCAATAAATTTGCGATGTAGTGATTCCTAGGTGGCTTGGTATAAATATTTCTTCAATAAATTCAAACTCTCCTGTTTCAGCAACATCTGTTAATTTAAACTTTAAATACTTTTGATCCTCTGAAACCACTATGCCTTCATCTGCTACTTGATCCCAAGATTTTAATAAAGGATAAGAATATACTAAAGCAGGTTTTATTCTTGAAGAGTTTATGCTAAACAGATAACCTCCATCTACGGAAACTATTTGAGAGTAATTAGTTTCTTTTGTTCCTTCATTATAATGTTTTTTAATTTGATACGGGGACAAGTTGAATCTATAAAAAGCTATTGCATCAATAAAAATTTTATCTGGTACGGGGCCTATGTTAAAGTTCATCAGTGTATTTGTAAATTTATATGAATCAAGCGTTTCGGAAGAAACTTCAACTCCATTAACATACATCCAAATTTTATTTGAAGAAAATTGTGCAACTACATGTATGGCCTCTTTGTTTGAAACTTTATAAAAACATTCTTTATTGCCAACCTTAAATTTGATTTTTGAATTTTCATAAAATATGCCAAAGTCTTCTATTGTGTCCCCTAATATTATTTGACTAGCACTTTCATCTTCTGGTAGTTTGACCCAAATCTCTATTGCAAAAGAATCGTCTGAGTTAAACTTTGTGGCGATACCAGGTGCTTTAAGTGCAATTTGTGTTTCTGGTAAAACCTCTGTACCTCTTACCGTTCCGTGCACAATTGGCATCAGCTCTTTGTCTGATGCATTTATTGCGTATCCGTCATTAGAGTTTCCAGAATAATCATATATTGGAAGCCCGCTTATAGAAGAATATGATATTCCGTTGTCTTTTAAATCTTGATATGTTGCAAACCTGTCAAGTAGATTTAAATAACTACCTATCGTTCCAGATCTAATTTCATCAAGCATGTAGAACGACGTAGGCTTATCTTGTAAGACTGTGTATTTGTACGACATGTCTTACTCTCCCTCTAAGGCTCTTACTCTCGCTGTAAGTTCTTGAACCGCCTTGATTAGAGGAGCAATTAGCTCTTCGTATCTTAAGCCCTGATCAGAATCTAAATTATTTTTATCTGTTAGAATCCATCCGCCAAAATCTACGCCAGCATCATCTATGGCTTCTTTTACTTCTTGTGCAATAAGACCCCAGTGGGTTCTTGTTCCAGGAATTACATTTCCAGACTCATCTCTGCCACCCTCAATAAAATTATAACTTACTGGCCTTAAATTGTTAATAAAGTTTAAGCCTAAAGAAGAATCCTGTATGTTTGTTTTAGATCTTAGGTCTGAAGTTGATATGGTGGATGTTGCTGCATATATTGTAGACCATCTTTTTGGAAACGTTACTCCATTTCCACTTGGGATTCCAATACTGTATTGGTTGTCTCCTTGAGGAAACCAGTTTGAAGAAACACCTGAAACAACTCCTGAAGTGGGGAGTACCATTGATATAACGCCTTCAATAGGATTAAGTGCTGCGCTTAATCCATCTGCTCCAGCTGGACCCTCTGGTCCCTGTGGTCCAGTTGCTCCGTCTGCTCCATTTGCACCTCTTGGAATTGTAAAATTCAACACAACTGCACTAGATGTTCCAGAATTTGTAACTACTGCATTCGTTCCAGCGTTTCCAGTGTTTGTACTTCCAACAGATATTGTTGCAGCAGCAGGACCTTGTGGTCCTTGCTCGCCTTGTGGTCCTTGCTCTCCAGCATCACCTCTTGGTATTGTAAATGTAAGTGTTTGTGACGGAGCTGTTCCAGATATTACAACAGAAGCATTTGTGCCTGGATCTCCTGTAATTGTTGGATTTATAGATAGCTCATTTGCAGGACCAGGTCCACCAATAATTCCATCAACACCTCTTGGAATTGTAAAGTTAAATATTGCAGAACCAGAAGTTCCTGAATTAGTTACTGCGGCTGGCGTTGTAGAGTCTACGGTTGTTATAGATCCTATTGAAATAGTTGCTGCTGGACCTTGTTCTCCTTGTGGTCCAGGGTTTGCTTCAATAAATGCAGATATGTCTTCGGCCAGTGCTCCTAGGTCTCTAGGAACATCTGGTGAGTCTGAGTAGCTTGGAAATCTCCAGCCATTTATGCCTGTTGTGCTCATTTTTTAATTATACCACCTTGTTGGTTTTCCGCCAAAATCCTGGAGACATGTATTTTGTTCCAGATATGACAGGAAGAGATTCATGATAATAGGGCTCGACAGATGGGAATATGACTATGCTTCCTGCTTCTGGCTTGATCTTTAATCCCTGTTCTTTAAAATATATCTCTCCGCCTTCATAATCGTCGTTTAAATAAAGAACTACCGATATGTTTGGATCGTCCCCATTGTTATAGTCATCTACATGTGGCCCCATGGATTTTCCAGTAGAGTATTTGCTTATTGATAATGGCATCAAGGACCCAATATTTATGCCATGCACTTCCCCGTAGTTCTCTGATGCCCCTACAATTGCATGTTTTAATATATTGTTTATTCTTCTGATGTCTGGGTTGTTGTCTTTGTCTACGTCGTTGCTAAATCTTTTTTGGTATCCAAAAACATATTCTACATCGCCACTTGCAATCCATTTCGTCCACTTAGGAATCGATGTGCTTTCTGTCATGGTTTCATCGGACAGCTCAATTAGTTTAATTAAAGCTTTTGGGTCTTCAATAACATTTTTATAATAGTGTATTTTGTCGTAAGAAATAAGATCAAGCTTATAATCCATTATGCTCTCCATCACCATCATCTCTAGTATTTTTACCAGACTGCATTTCAGCTTTTTCTCTTTCTCTTTCCATTTGATCCCAGATTTCTGCTCCATATTTTTTTTGATTTTCTAGCCATTCTGGGGACCCAGGGTAATCGTACATGTAAAAACTTCTGATAAAATATTTGATTCCATTGTGTACAGCTTTTACTCCATGATAATAAGGAGCTCTTGATGGAAATATCGTAACATCTCCAGCTTCAGGCTTATACAAATAGCTTACATATTCTGCGTTTGGATCATTAGACTCGTCTTGAAATATTTTAAAAGACACCTCTCCGCCGTCGTAATCATCATTTAAATACATGTTACAAGTTACAAAAAATTTTCTTCCTGGCCTATCTTTTTTTTCTTGCTGAAAATCGGTGTGGTGTCCCATTACAGAATTTTTAAAGTCTGGGTTAGGAACATACTTCATCAGTGTTCCTGTTGAATGATTTTTTGGGGTTCCTTCTGGATTAGACTCTCCAGTTAGCTCAAGATAATGCTTTGTTGTTTTATAAAAAACATCTTCTATGTAATTACAAAAAAATCTTATTTTATCGTCTGGCTCGTCTTGAAAATTTATGTCTTCTTTAAATTCTTCATAAGATATGACTCCAGGACCTACATGTGGCCTTGTAATTTTTATAGGCAAGTTGACTTGTTTGCCAAATGTGTACCAGTCTACCCATTTTGAATCAATTAATTTTATATGCTCAAGACTGTCTCTAAACTCTTGGTTGTCAAACAGGTTTTTATAAACAATAATTTTAGGAGCTATTCTATAAAAATCTTGTCCCTCAAGCATATTTGTTGCCCTTGTTCCACTCTTCTTTTTGCTTTGCCTGCTCAATTCTGACTTGCTTTTCTTCTTCTTTCCATCTTTCTAAGGTTTCGTCACTATATACTAATTCAGCAAAATCCCAAAAAGACACCATTGTATATCTAACGCCTTTAGTTATTTCTGAAACTCCATGAATATTTTCATACCCTCCTGGAAAAACATAGTAGGAGTAAGCATTTGGCTTAAAGGATAAATATGTTTTCATCTCGTTATCTTTTTCACAAAAGTAAAGTTCTCCACCCTCATAATCATCGTTTAGGTAAAGAATGCCAACGTATTTATTAATCTCAAATGCATTTGGCACACCATCATTATCTGAATTGTCTGAGTGCGGAGAAGCAAATCCACCGACATCCCATTTTTGTGCATGAGATGTGTTTGGCCTAACTTTTCTGCCAAAAACAAGCTCGACAGCTTCTTGATATTTGTTCTTTAGTTTATCAAAAAATTCATCTGGTAAATCAAACTTTTTCATTGTTTCAGAATCTGTTTTAATTCCTTTTCCAGAAGATCCATAAAAAGCAATGTCTCCCCAGTCTACATCACAATTTTCAAAAAAATGAATCATTTTAGGAACAATTTCTTTGTCAATAAAATTTGGTATTTCTACAATTTTATTTGTGTCAATTCCAAGAGAACCCCTTTTATTTTCTGGGATAATGTCGTCTTGTAATATTACAAAATCACTTGTATTTAAAACATCTATCATTCCATCTTTCATTTATATTTACCGTTGTCCCTTCCAAAAAATTCATGGATAGACTCTCCGTCTACCTGTGCGCTAAAAATTTCTTTTTTATATCTTTCTTTTTCCATCTGTTCCCAGACTTCTTCTCCATACTTTTCTTTATTTGCATGCCATTCTGGTGAGCCTGGGTCTTCAAACTCCCAGAAGCATCTAATCATATATCTTTCTGGGCCAAATGATTTTCTAACGCCATGCATATATGGATCCATTGAAGGAAAAACTATTACGTCTCCAGCCTGAGGCTTATGAGATATGTAATGATCGTTAATCTTAAAACATATTTCTCCACCTTCATAGTCGTCATTTAAATAAAATGTGGTGGTGATGCCAAACTTAGTTCCAGGATTTTCTTTTAAAGGAACAACAAAATCAGTATGATAATTCATTGCGTAATGCTCAGATATTCCAGCGTCATTTTGGTATATATTTATGGACGCTGAACCCTTGCTGTAGTTAGGAAGTGCGACATCTGGATTATTGTCTAGATAGTGCTTAGTTACTTTATAAAAAATTTCACCAACTTCTTCGGTAAGTTCAGATTGAGAGCTCAATGGACCCCAAGCTCTTTTTTCTCTATACTCTTCTATCGTTGGGAATTTATCAAAACTAATTCTTTGTTCCATTAAAGGAAGCATAGATCCGAAGGTGTACCATTTTTCCCATTTTTCTTTTTCTTGTCTTTTTGTAATATCCAAAAACCCATCAATGTCTTTAAATAAATTTCTATAAATATAAACCTTGGGGTAAATAACTTCAAACTTAATTTCTTCAGGTCTTTTTAACTTTATCTTATGACTATTATCACAATAGGGATATCTTTTTGATCTGCCGCAAATACATTGCTTTGTCATGGCTGCCTCTCTCCTGTGTGCTTTAATATAGTCCAAAAAAACGGAATAACGTATCTAATTCCACTTGTTATTTCTTTGACTCCATGAATATAATTCATATCTCCTGGAAAGAAATATCCTGCTGCTGGTTTTGGCTTAAACTCTATTTTTTGATTTGGAAAATAAAGCTCGCCTCCTTCGTAGTCATCATTAAGATAAAACAGTCCTGATAAATCGTAGTAAGGAAAATCATTTGGTTTTCCAGCATCTGGTCCCGTGTGTAGTTCTTTGTCAGCATGAGGCTCTTGTCTATATCCTGGAAGCCACCTAACAATTGCTGGGCTCGTTGGCAAAGCGTCAACCTGAAAATATTCATCTACTTCTTTTTTGAGTCTTTCAACTATTGTTTCAATAACTAATGATATCTGTGGGTCAATTCTATCTAAAATTGGCCTTGACGCAACACGGTTATCCCAATAGGTAGAGTCATATATAACTGTTCCGTTTTCATTATAGTGAGTTTCAGTTATGTCCCACTCCTGAATAGATCTAGCGGCATCTAATAAAAATTTATGTTCTTCTGGCGTCATTATGTTTTCTCTAGCTTGAATATGATCAGCCGAATTGCCAAAAAATCCTGAGGGGGTTATAGAAACTCTTTCGTCCCAGCCCCAATTATTAGTTGTTTTTTTATCCATAAGTTTATTATACCATCCTAAGAGTAGGTCCTTTTAGACCAAACTTCATTTTTGTATATTCCGCCATCTGGCTTCCTATATTTTGCTGAATTGCTTTCGTTCTTTTTTTGCAACAAAGAGGATTTTTCAATAACAGACTCTGATTGCCAATCTTCTCTTTTAAATGGAAGCATTTGTGCATAGGGCGTTCCAGCAGGTAAAATTCCACTAAATCCTTTTACAAGAAAAAATGGCATTGACCCTGGCAGATTTACTTTGTCATTATCAATGATTCCAGATGTAGTTAGAAACGGCAACTCAAATCTATTAAATGGTTGAGAGTATAATACACTATAGCCCTCTGGAGTTTCTACTGCCCAGTCAGGGAACCACGCAAAATGATTTTCATGATATCCATCAGGATGTCTAAACTGAGGCATTGGTGGTCTTGGGGAGCAAAAGTCTTGATACTTTTTATCAGAAATTTTTACAGATATGGAACCAAAATCACCTTGAACAAATTCAATATCACAAGGAGTTTTTAACATGTAGCCTGTTCCCATAATATCGAATATAGCTGGGCAAGCTTTCCATGTTGGCATTTTACCTCCACCTGGATTTTCCCAATATTCTCCATCTGGTTTTTTTGCAAACCTGTCAGCTTTTCTATACCAGTCTGGTATTGATTTAATTATTGGCTCTGGCTTTGATATACTATCTTTATTAAGCCAAGGTCTATTTGATACAAATTTAATAGTCAATGCCACAAGGCTTACCATCCTTTAAATAAACAGTTTTTAGCTTTAAAGCCTTTACTTCGTGTTCGCCAACAGACTCTCCTTTTTCATTAATTGCATCTCTATACCAGTCTGTCCATTGACCTTGAGAGGTTATAGCAGATGCTGCATCTCCGTAAGACCTAGAAGCAGCTTCTTTTTCACGATCTTGCACATAGTCATCAACATTTATAACAGTATCTTTTAGTGCTCCTAAAGATATTGGTATTAGTGCAGCTATTGGTTCTCCTGCTTTTATAGTAATTTCTTTATTTGGAGTCTTTACCTTAATTGCAATTGGTATCGGGTGTGGATAAAAAGATGTAGAAATAACAGAAGACATAACCTCAAAATCTTCATAAAAATAATTTGGAGGATTTACAGTTAAAAAGCTCAAATCTTTTTTAGTAGTAATTATAAGATTTGTATTAAAACTTACACTGGATTGCCCTCTTCCAGTATAAGCTAAATGCTCACCTTCTAAAATTTTTACATGGTCTGATGTGGTGTCATTAATTCCGTCCCAAATAAATTTTATATCAGATTTAGCAGAAATAGACCATCCTACTGTATTTGCTAGTGTTACTGGGAAACAGTGGTACGCATGCTTGTCTGGGGTATCATCCATCCATTTTCTTACAACAGAAAGTGGCTCTATTAAAAAAGCTTCTGGTGAGGTCCTGTAAGCATTGATGTCGTTATGCATTAGTTTCCAGTTTCAATAAACATTTCTGGTGTATGAAATTTTGCACTGTAGTCTAGCATTGTAACTATTGAATATTTAGTTCCTGAGAGAACCTTTTTGGCTTGATGTGGGTACATAAAGTTAGAAGGAAATATATACAAATCTCCTGCTTGTGGCTTAACATTAAGATTTTGTAATCTAAAATAAAGCTCTCCGCCCTCATAGTCATCATTAAAATACCCTACAAGTGAGACTGTGCAGTTGTAAGAATATCCGTGATCATGATGTTCCATAAAGTGATTTCCTGGTGTATATCTAATAAAGTTAAAAGCTTCCCAATATCTTAAGTTATGAATATTATACATTCTGCAATAATCACGAACAGCCTGATACTGAGGATCGTAGCACTCTTGCCAGATATCTCTTAATTTATTGTCTGCTTCACGGTCACCATAAATATCTGTTTTTTTATACTTAAAGTCAACGCAATCTCTGTATTCTGGCATTCTTTCTTGGTATCCGACATAAGCTGGCATCCAATCATACTGATTGTCATTTGATTCAAGTATTTCTTCTAACCGCTTTGGAATGCCGTCACCTTTAGGCAAAACATTTCTGTAGCACCAAATTCCACTTCCCAGATCAATTTTTTCTGTCCAAGTTGGTTTGATTGGTCTGCTCTGTTCTGCTTCCCACTCGCTAATATATTTTTGATCTTGTAGTTTTTTAATTTCTTGCGCTGGGTCCTGGATTTCCATTTTTACTCCTTAGTATGGTGATTTAGCTGCTGCAGCAGCATTTTGAATATGTCCCTGATGAGCCATATCATTTAAGTCCATCATAATGACAACACAGTATTTAGTTCCTGATTTCATTGGAAGAGATGCGTGTTCATATATATAGTTTGATGGAAATATTGCGATGTCTCCAGACTTTGGCTTAATAACCTTGTTGTCCATTCTTGGAAACCATATCTCTCCGCCTTCATAATCGTCGTTTAAATAAATTACTGCGGAGACCGCTGCTTTATACATAGGACCATCATCTGCGTGGACTTTAAACTCTTTACCTTCGCCTTCATACTTTACAAAATTAAACACTTCGTAGTATGTAACATTAATTCCCCAATATCTACAATAGTCATCTACACAAGATTTAAGTTTTTTGTAGATTTCATCATAGACTTGCCAAAGCTCTCCATTGTCTTGCGTCTGCTGTCCGCCCAGTGTGCTGTAGTTCATCTTAAAGTCAACACAGTCTCTTGCTTTTTTAATTGGTGCGTCTGAGTTTGTAACTCTGGCCTCGCTCCAAGAATATTTAGAACCTGGCTTTAAGTTATTTTCTAATGTTTGTATATACCAATTTATTTTATCAGGATCTAGTGCTTGTGTGTAAATATCTAAACCTAAGGCTTCGTTAACAACTTTTATGCTGCCAAACATTTTATCTGGGTTTCTGTTGGAAGAAGTTTCGGACCTATCTTTATCAAACCAATCTGAATTTATATCGCTCATGCTTACAGTATAGCATTTTACATTTATAGATACAAGGGGATATATAATAAAATAAGGGCCAGCTCTCGCAGACCCCTATTTTATTATATTTATTTTAAGATATTACTATATTGTTTCCTGCTATGAACCATTGCGATGGCTCGCATCGTATGTCGTAAACATTTTTTGCTGGAAGCTCTTCTATGGTCTCAACTGTTTCAAATGTTATTTCGCAAGACTCTATTCTCAATGTTACAAGTATGTCTCCAACTTGAACTTGCCCAGCCTCTTTATGTTTAACAACATTTCCATCTTTTACAAATATGAGCTGATTTTCTGAGAACAGCGTGTCTGATTCATTAAACCTCACTATACTCTTTTGAGCAATTTCATGCTTGACAACTGTTGTTTCGGCAAGGACTACTTTTTCTCTAATCTGTATTCCAGCCCCAGATGCTAGATCTGCAATGTTTATTTCTGAAGGATCAACTGTTAAAAGAACGTCTCCTATGTTTACATTTTTTGCCAACAGGTATCCATTTGGCGTAAGCACCTGTGAGTCTTCTTCAATGCAGGCCTTTCCAGCCTTAAAGCAGTGAGAATACATCCCAAGTTTTTCATGTAACTCTACAGAGTCATTTTTTTCTATATTCATCTTTTCCTCCGAATTTTTGTTTAGATTATCAACCAAGAACAATGTAGTTTCCTAGAATGAACCACTTATTTGTATTAGTTCTAACGTCATACACGGTTCTTTCAGATTCTTCGAAAGTCTTAATTGTTTCGACAATCATTTCTGAAGTGTTGCCTTCTGGAGTTACAGTTACTACCTTATCTCCGACTACCACTTCGCCTGCTGCTACAGTTGTTAGTCCATGTTCTGCTGACTGTATAAATATTGGCTGAGTGATTGAAAGCTTGGTTTCATCATCGTTGAAGGATACTACTGGCTTCTGGTAAGTCCAGAGTCCACCTTCTGATTCTGATATTGCAAATGGTCCTTCACCTGGTGTGGTGACTTCTACTTCGCAAATCTCTACAGTTTCTGCAAGTGAATCTACAAAATTTTCACCTGACATAAAGTCTGACTCGTTTACTGAGTAAACCTTATCTCCAACTGCAAGATCCTTTACCATCTTTGGACCATTGGTTGTCTGAATAACAGTTTCACCATCTATACAATATCCCTTTGGAGCCTTAAAGTATGGGAAGTATGGCCCAAAGCTTGGTGGGAAGAACGGTCCAAACCCTGGTGGGAAGAACGGTCCAAACCCTGGTGGGAAGAACGGTGGGAAGAATGGGAAGAACGGGAAGTATGGTGGGAAGTATGGTGGGAAGAATGGGAAGAATGGGAAGAACGGTGGGAAGTATGGTGGGAAGAATGGGAAGAACGGGAAGTATGGTGGGAAGTATGGTGGGAAGAATGGGAAGAATGGGAAGAACGGTGGGAAAAACGGGAAGAACGGTGGGAAGAATGGTGCTGTAGTGCTTACGCTATTTGATGAAGCAGAGTAAGGTCCACTTCCGTTAGCATTTTTTGCAAGAACCTGATATGTCTGAGATGTTCCAGCAGTTTCATTAATTGTTGCTGAAGTTACTCCTGCACCATAATCATATGTTGGTCCATCTGATGATTTAACAGTGTAACCAGTGTTTGCAGTGCCTCCTAAATCTGAAGGCGCTGACCAAGTAACTACATCTTGGTTAGCGTTTGGAGAAGATGCTGTTGGTGCTGAAGGCGCATTAGGTTTTGTTGTAGGAGTAGCAGAATTAGAAGTAGCTGGTTGGCTATTTCCAGCTGCATTTGATGCAACAACTGTAAAAGTATAAGAAACTCCACCAGCTAAACCAGGAAAACTAAAAGACGTTGAGGTTGTGCTTTGCTGTGTTGTTGCTGGTGTAGATGTTATTGCATACAGGGTTGCTGGCGGTGATGCGGCTGGCAGTGACCATGTTAGGTTTACAGATCCATTTCCGCTGTCTCCTCCATTTACCGCTGTTGCCGTTAAACCTGTAACAGCACTTGGCTCTAGGAAGTTGTCCTGGGCTGATGATTGAATACCTACTCTTTTATTTGCCATTTCTGTCTCCTATTAATTTTATTTGTTAAGCTGTAAGGTCTCCGATAAGAACCCAGGTATTTGCTGCTCTCTTAAACAGTGTTGCTGAAGAGTAACGTGCTCTTAATTTTAATCCTGGGGTTCCATTTACAGTAGCTCCGCTACCAGAAATTATTACCTGTCCAGTATTAACTCTGAATATATCAAAAGATGTTCCTATCGGATATGTTATAGAGTTTGTTCCATCGGCTGGGACTGTAATTGTTACGTCTCCAGTTGAGTCTACGTCTAACCATCCATCGTGATAATCAGCATCATTTATTCCAAAGTTTGCTGTTTTTGATGTTACTGGTGTGTATGAAGCAACTTTACCAGCAAGAGATGTTGTTACTGTTGAAGCAAAGTTTGCATCATCTCCAAGTGCCGCTGCAAGCTCGTTAAGAGTATTTAGTGCATTTGGAGCACCATCAATAACTGCTGTAACTTCTGCAACTGCTTCAGACTTTGCAGTAGCTATTGCTGCTGCTTGAGCTGTAGAAACTGGCTTATCTGAGTCTGAGGTATTGTCTACATTTCCAAGACCTACGTGAGCTTTTGTAACACCTGAAACAGTACCTGTAAATGTAGGATCTGCAAGCGGTGCTTTGAGCGCTACATTTGAAATTGTTTCATATGTAGACTCTGCTGTTGATGTTGCAAGCTTAGTATCAATTTGTGCCTGAATTCCTGAAGTAACACCATTAACATAGCCTATCTCATCTGAGCTAACATTTCCAATTGATGTTGTGCTTGGAAGAACAACTGTTCCTGTAAATGTTGGGCTTTCTTTTGGAGCTAGATTTGTGTTAATTGATGATATTGCTGAGTTTGCTGCTGCTATGTCAGAAGTGTGTGTAGCATCTTGTGTTACAAGATCTGCAATATCTGTTGTGTGTGTTGCAAGTGTAGATGTGTGAGAATCAATTGTTACACCCTGTGCGGTAGTTAATGTTTCAAGAGCATCGATTTCTGATTGCTGTGTATCATTTACTGATACCGCTGCTGCTATATCTGCAGCTTGTGATACATTTACTGCTTCTATTGCTACAATATCTGCTTCTGCTGTTGTTAATCTTGGGCCGTACAGCTCAACCGCTTCAATTCGGTCTACCGCTGCGTCTAAAGCTGTATCTACGTTAGATATTGTTGTATTTAAATTTTGAATGTCTGTATCATTTGAAGATATATATCCAGATAATTGCGTATTTGTTGCTGTTAATCCACTTGCGCTGGCAACTTCATTAAAGTCAACAGCAATTTGATCATTGGTTTTAACAAGACCATTTCCAATGTTTACTGGAATTGCTCCTGTGAACTGGCTAAAGTTTAAGGAGTCTGTTCCTAGCTGGAATATCTCTCCTGCTCTTGATGCTTCCGCCAACAAAACAAAACCATCACGCTGATTTTCTGTTCCATTTTGTACGAATGCAAATAATCCTTCTCTAACTTCTCCATCAACACTGTTGTCTGCGTCTGTTGCACGAGTTAAAACTGCTGCTGCTGAAGATCCTCCAGCATTGGTTACTACGTAAATACCATTTTGTGTTGCATCAGTTTGATTTTTAATAAGAACTCTATCGTTTGCAGAAAGAGATACACCATCAATAACAAGAGCACCGTTTGAAGAAGCTGTTAGAGTCTCCCCAATTCCATTTCCTCCTGAGGCATCTGCTGATCCTGCTGAACGTGTGGATGCAAAGTTTGCTGTTGATGCAGCCTTTACTGCTGCTTTGATTTGAAGCCCACTTGCAACTGAAGATACGTGTAATTTCGTAGCAAATGTGTCGCTATCTATTTGAGCATTTGGAACTTTTCCATCAGCATTAAGTGATGCAACCCCATTTGGTGCTCCACGATCTTCTTGTAGTATATATGTAACATCTGCTGTATTTGCAAGATTTGATACTGCTGTATCAACATATGATTTAAGGGCAATGACGTCTGAATCAACGGCTATTGTAATAGTGTTAGCACCGTCATTATATGTCTTTGTAAGTCCTGCTCCTAATGATAAGGCGTTATTGATTGCATCTTGTGAAATTTCTGCAATTGCGACGTCTGAATTATTTGCATATGCAAGAGCTGTCCATGTTGAGGTACCGTTACCAAACTTAAATAAGTTTGTGTCTGACTCGACACCCATTTCTCCTGCTGCTAAAATTGGATTTACTGAGGTCCATTGTGAAGCGGTTCCTCTTCTTACTTGAATTCTTACTGTTGACATTTATGCCACCCCTATATTTAGACTTATTTAGTAATTATATCACTACAAAAATTCCAAAACAATTAAGCAATTGCCCCAGAATCAAATGTCATGCTATATGTATCTGTAGAGTAGGCTCCACCGTCCGCAAATTTTGTGGCCGTTGTATTTACTCCGTTTGCAAAAACTGTATAAACAGGCTGTCCGTTATAGTCTATTGCTAGACCTATATCCATAAAGGTTATAGCAGTCAAATCTTCTGCCGCATCTTGAAGAAGGGCGATTTCTTTCCAAACTCCGTCAATCTGAAGCTTTAATCTTCCAGTTGATGAGTCAAAAGCTAGGGGGGTTGAATTTAAGACTAAGTTGTCTACATTGACTGCCGCATCAAAAGTTGCAGCTCCTGCTACGTTCAGGCCATTTTTAACCTTGAAGTTTTTATCTACTGTTGCCATTTAAGTTCACATATCCCCTAATTGTTTTTGTGGGGAGATTCAGGCTCTCCCCCAGCCCTTTATTTAATTAGTTAATTAATGTTGCGTAAACCATTACATCTGTTGATGCATATATGGTTGTTACTGATATGGAAACATTTCCAGAAGCATAAGCTGCTGAAACAGTTCCTAGGTCTCCGTTTGTTCCAATTGATCCAAACTCTGTTATTGCAACATTGTTGTTGGTGTCAAGTGTAAGAAGAACTTCAGATACCTGAGTATTTACTCCATTTTTGAATTTAACTATAGCTTTTGCTGTACGATAATCAGATCCAGACCATGTTATTGCATTTACTGTACCTGCTGAAGCAACTGAAGTGGTTGTTGCCTTGACTGTTGCTACATCGTTCACATTTACTGCTGTAAATGATGTTGTTCCATCCTTTACATCATCTAAAGCAGAGTTTGCTGCTGATGCTGCATCTGCGATGGCTTCTGATTTAGCAGTAGCAATTGCTGCATTTCTGTCTGTAACTTCTCCAGATATAGCTGTAGATATTGCTGAATTTCTAGCTGATGTCTCTGCTGACACCTTGGATGTTGCATCTGCTTCTGCTGACGCAAGCGCTGCATTTGCTTTAGATGTAGCGTCGGCTGCTGCTGCTGCTTCCGCTGCATCAACATATTGCTTTGTAGCTGCACCAAGTGCTTCTGCTGGATCTGCTGAAAGGACAAGAAGTCCAGTCATTGTATCTCCAGCCTTTGAAACCTTTTCTCCTACTGATGTGGCAAGATCTGCTGCGTAGTTTGGATTGTCTCCAATTGCTGCTGCTAATTCATTAAGTGTGTCAAGAAGCGCTGGAGCAGAATCTACAAGGTCTGCAACCTTTTCATCTGTGTAAGTATTTGATGAAGCTATTGCTGCTGCTTGAGCGGCGTTAGCTTTTGTAGTTGCATCTGCTGACGCAGTTGCTTCTGCTGCTGCTTGAGCGGCGTTAGCTTTTGTAGTTGCATCTGCTGACGCAGTTGCTTCTGCTGCTGCTTGAGCGGCGTTAGCTTTTGTAGTTGCATCTGCTGCTGCATCTGCGATGGCTTCTGATTTTGCTGTAGCAATTGCAGCATTTCTGTTCGTAACTTCTGTTGAGATTGCTGATGTAATTGCTGCATCACGGGCAGTTGCTTCTGCTGCTACTTTAGCTGTGGCATCTGTTGCTGCGTTGGCTTGTGCAGCAGATGCTGCTCCTGCTGCATCATAAGCTGATGCGGTAGCTGCAAGTGCACGAGCATTTGTAAAATAAAGGTTATTTGTTCCCTCAGATAAAACATCTGTTGTGTGGTTTAAAAGACTTGATACTGTTCCTGTTACATCGCCAGTTAAATTTCCTACGATGTTCGCTGTAATTGTTCCAGCTGCAAAGTTTCCTGATCCGTCTCTTTTTACGACAGTATTAGGAGTGTTTGCAGTGTCTGCTGATCCGCCAACTGTGCTAATAATAAAAGCGGTTGACGCTTCGGTTAATACATCATAGCCACCTACTGTTGCGACGGAACCGTCGACAATGAGGCCATTTTTTACTCTAAAGTTTTTATTTACTATTGCCATAATTTATGACTCCTCTTACTGCTTTATTTACTTTAATGCCGTTCTAAAATATCTTACTGCTATTTCTCCTGATACTGGTGTTACCGTTAAACTAATTATACCAGAATTTATCTCAAATCCTATTGCTGCTATTGAAGAAGATGCGTTTGTGACTATGTTGGATTCTGAAACGTGTATGTCTCCACCACCTTGCATAGCGGTAATATTAGAAAAATATGTTTCTCCAGTAGAAGACTTGCTTATTTGAACTGCGTAGCTAGCGGTTTTATAGTCTGATGCTGCATAAGAATCTAAGGTAGTTTTGTTTTCAATTCCGTTTACAACCAGGTCATTGTTTCCCTCTAAACCAAAAAGTGTAGCTATCTGGTCTGTAGAGTTTCCTATTGTGTTTAGCGTATCGTTAAGTAGGCCAACCTTGTACGTTAAAGATTCTGGGTCGCTGGATCCAGTAATTCCTACTACTGTTTCTAATGCTTCAATGGCATCGTTGGCATTTGCATGTTGATCTGCGTGACCAGTTAATTCATCTGTTGCCGATGGGTTTGAAAAATTGTCTTTACTTGTTGGAAAGCTTGTTGCCATTTGTTCCTCCGCATTTTATTGCATAGTATTATTATACATCAATATTTCTTTAGGATTACCCAAGAACAATATATTGACCTACAATAAACCACTTATTAGGTGTTGTTCTAACGTCATAAACTACCCTATCAGAACCGTCAAATGTGTTGATAGCTTCTACAGTTATTTGTGAAGTTTGTCCATCAGGGTTTACGGTAACAATACTATCTCCGACTACCACTTCGCCTGCTGCTACAGTTGTTAGTCCATGTTCTGCTGACTGTATAAATATTGGCTGAGTAACGGATAGTTTTATAGGGTCATCGTTAAATGAAACTACTGGCTTTGAGTATGTCCACAATCCACCATTTGATTGAGATACTGCAAAGTCTCCTGCTCCTGGTGAGGATACGTCAACTTCACAAATCTCTACAGTTTCTGCGAGTGAGTCTACGAAGCTTTCTCCTTCAATAAAGTTTTCCATATTAAATGAGTAAATTCTATCTCCTACAGAAAGATCTTTAACCATCTTTAAGCCATCTGTTGTTTGTATTAGCGTTTCACCATCTATACAATATCCTTTTGGCGCTTTAAAGTATGGGAACGTTGGGAACGTTGGGAATGTTGGGAACGTTGGGAACGTTGGGAATGTAGGTGAAGGGGAAAACGTTGGGAATGTTGGGAACGTTGGGAACGTTGGTGAAACAGGGTAGCCCTTAGGTGTAAACGTTGGGAACGTTGGGAACGTTGGGAATGTTGGGAACGTTGGGAACGTAGGGAACGTAGGGAACGTTGGTGAAACAGGGTATCCCTTAGGTGTAAACGTTGGGAACGTAGGGAACGTTGGTGAAACAGGTTGAGTATATTTATAAACATAAATTGTAATTGTTGAACCAATTGAAGCGGTTGTGCCTGAAGAGGGGCTTTGTGAATAAACTAGTCCGTCATTTCCAATGTCGCTGGTTGATATGTCTCCAGCATTATAAATTGTGTATTGAGAAGTGCTTGATGGGACAGATCCACCAATAAATTGAGGAACAGTAAAGGTTCCTTGAGTTGCTGCAATTGAGCTAGAATAAACAGCTGCAGAAGTTCCAGCAGAGTTATATGCACTAGCTTTTGCTCTAAAGTATTGTGGAGTAGTTCCTCCACCTTTTGCTACATAGTGTTCCATATCTGACTGTTGAACAACATAAGAGGTTACATTCATGTCAATATAGTCAGCATTTCCGTCTAATTTTTGTAAAGTGGTATTGTATCCAGTAGGGGTAGCAGTTCCTCCAGCCCAACCAGTAGTACTCATTGATATTGTAGTGCCTACTTGTCCGCTACCAAATATATTAGCAACTCCTCCATTTGGAATTGTGCTTGCGGTAAAGCATCTTGTTGTAGTTGTAGACTCTGCTGTTAAGCTTGTACCAGCACCATTTGTTGCAGTAGCATATGCCTTAAACTGTGCTTGGTCTGTAAGATCTTGTTGGGTTGTTGTATATGTAGCACTTGTTGTACCGCTTGCTACAATTGTTAGTGGGCTAAGCTTTATAATATTTATATTGTAAGAGGTTGGAGTGTTTGTCCATTCTCCTTGATTTGCAGTTATAGTTACTCCAGAACCCACATCTCCAGTAGGAGTTAGTGTTGGTGGAGTGCTAGAAACTGGTTTTACAGAAGAAGACACAAATGAGCCAGAATTTGATTCCCAATAATATTCTTGTGTTGGATTAAAGAAATCTACAACTGTAGGGGTTCCACGATATCCTCGTGATGTTCCATATACACGAACTTTCCATGGTCCAGACGTTGAGCCTGGCGTATAATTTGTTATAAAGCTTGATGTGGCATCTCTAGTTGCCATGGTAAATGGACCAAACAGACTTCCATCTGGATACTCTGAGTAAATTTCATATCTCGTCTGTGTTATATTAATTAAAGACCAATCAATAATTCCAGCCTGCTCATCCACTCCTCCAGGATTTTGATAAACAGTTGCAGTTAATGATGGCAATAAGGGATTTAAATTATTAATGCTTGCGCTTTGGTAAAGCTTTAAGGTTTCAGTGTCGTTGCTTCCAACTGCTGCTCTGTATGCCGCAGCGGCAGAAGATGTGTTGTTATATGGAGCTATAGATATCCCAACAGTCGTTAATCCAATAAGATCGTCTAAATTATTAGCTCCGAAATCAAAGTCCCAAAGGTTATTTCCTTTGCCTGAGACTCTGACTACATTTCTTGCAATTCCTGGACCCTGATAAATTATTTCATATCCATCTGCTCCTGCAGAGACATCCCAAAATACTCTAATTTTTCCATTTATATATCCGCCTCCATCTTGTTGTACAAAAGCTGTTATTGTTTGGATAAACTGAGGAAGCATAATAGATGAGCTAGTTGCATATGCCTTTTCGCTATCCCCAGCAGCGTTTGTAGCAATTACCGAACATCTAATTTGATATCCAACTAAATCTTCTGTAAGAACTAGACTGGTAGATGTTTGACCTTCTATTGATGACCAATTAATTTGTGATCCAGAATATATTCCTTTTTCCCATTGATATTTATATGAAGATGGATTTGCATCCCAGGTTCCATTTGTTGAAGTAACTGTTTGTCCAACTCCATAAAGTTCTTGCCCTCTAGAATACGACAAGGTTGGAAGAGTTAAATTTAAAGGTTTGTCAACAACTTGTATCCAAGAGGATCCGTCAAAAATAAATGCCTTTTCTTGACTACGCCAAGATTCATCAACGTAGACTTTAATTTTTTTAAGAGGCTGCCAAGAGGAGCCATCAAAAATTTTAAAAGGCACTTATTTCTCCGTTCTAATTACCGTATTGAATGTATATGTCTCCTGCTGAATACGATCCAGCTGGTGCGTCTACAGAGGTTCCATAAACTATTTTATTTCTTGTATTCTCACTAGACGGATTATAATATCCACCTAACGTTACTGTAGACCCTAAATCAATTACTGTGCCGTTTATATTTACAAATGAATTCTCTAGCTTATTGTTTTGAATTGTTCCAGCAAGCATTGAATTTGTAATAGCTGAGTCTGCAAATAAAACATTTGAGTTAGTAAAAGAAACTGTTCCTGTAAATTCTGGATTGGAAAGTGGTGCATATAGAGATAGGTCAAGAGCTTGCCAGCTTAAGCTTGATCCATCTGTAAATAAATACTTATTACCATTAAATAGTTGGTCTGGTAGTCCAGAAACTGCTGTCAGTCCAGAAACATTCACGCCAGTAAAGTCAATAGATCCTGTAAACTGTGGGCTATTTAAAGGTGCTTTTAAGTCTAAAGCATTGCTTACAGAAGTAGATATTGGCTTATCTAAATCTGACGTATCGTCTACATTTCCTAAACCTACGTGTGATTTTGTTACACCAGATACGGTTCCAGTAAATGTAGGATTTGAAATTGGTGCATATGTTGTAGAAGCAATAGATGAATCTAGTTTTGTTCCAACCAGAGTAGTTAGAGCAGATGCTGCTGATTCATCATTTGCTAGTTGAGCAGCTAATTCCCCAAGGGTGTCTAGTGATGAAGGTGCGGAATTAACAAGAGAAGCTACTGCTGAGGTTATGTCGGATGTTCTTGCAATGGAAGAAGATAGGAAAGAGTCTTCTATCTGTCCATTTACATTAAGTCCAGCAAACCCTCCAGCCACATTTCTGTCTGCCTCTAAAACGTAAGAATCGAGCTGGTTAGATAAACTTGAGCTTGAAATAAAATTCTCGGAAACTAATTGGTATAGGGTTTCCATAGAGTTGTTAACAAAAGTGGTTTGCGATGTAAGTGATGGCTGCAATGCTGTAACAGCTCTGGCATTTGTAAAATAAAGATTTGTACCTTCTGCTAGATCACTAGTTGTTTTGTTAGAAAGAGATACAGAAGAAACTGCAGAGGCTATGTCAGAAGCTACTGCGTTTTTAGCCCTTAAATCTGTAAAATAAAGATTTGTGCCTTCTGCAATCTGCGTCGTGGTGGTAGAATTAATAGCAGTATTTCTATTAACTACTTCATTTGAAATTGCAGTGTTTATTGCTGATTGCCTATCATCAGATTCTTGCTGTATTGCTAAAGATATCTCTGCGGATCTTGCGCTTGCCTCTTGAGTAACTAAAGATGCGGCAATATCTGTCGCCGTAGATGAAGCCTCAGACAATATTTCTGATCTTGCCGCTGATACGACTGAGTCTGTATTAGAATTTGCGGAAGAAATGGCTTCTGATTTAGCGGTTGCAATAGCGGTATTTCTATTTGATACTTCTGAGGCTACAGCATTTAATATTTCAGAAGAAGTTGCGGATATTGCTCTAGCGTTTGTAAAATATAAATTTGTTCCTTCTGGCAAATTGTCAGTTGTTTGAGTGCTAAATTTTGCATCAACTAAAACCTGAACTTCTGCTGTTACTGACTCATAGTCTGGTACTTGAGATATAGGAATTTTTCCAGTGGAGCCAAGCTGGGCTACTCCATTTGGAGAACCTACTTTAAAAGCATAAAAAGACTGCTGGTTCCATCTAGAACCATTTCCTATTTTAAACTTATAGGTGTCTGTTTCGATACCTATCTCACCAGGTAAAAGAACTGGATTTACTGATGCCCAATTTGCTGCTGTATCTCTTCTGAAAAGAATTTTTGTTGCCATTTGTTATGCTCCTCCGAAATCAATTGTTTCTGAATCTTCGTCTGAGGCGCCTCCTCCTTCTATTATTGTATAGTCTTCTTCTGGCTCTGGTATTGAATCTGGTGTTCCTCCGCTAAATAGTGTTAGCTGACTGTAGTCGGGATTAATGATATCGTCCTCTGGCCCTCCTCCAATTATACCTGCAACAATTGGCAAAGCCTCTTCTGGTCCAGAATTTTCGTTAAAGTTTTGAAAAGTAATTGGATTTCTAACGTCTACTGTATGTAGCCTTCCGTCAAATGCGTGTGTATGCTCATAAAATGGTGTTGGGTCGTCGCTTGGGGGTGTAAGCTCTAGCCAAACCTCTCCATTATATATTCGTAAATTTTTAGTGATTATATTAAAATAAATATCACCTTCACGAGCATTAGTTGGATCATCCTGTATTGTTAACAGGTTTAGGGCAACTTTCATTTGACGAGACATTATATTATCCTACTACTATTACCTTGTATTGACCTGCTGTTGGTGCAACTGCAAAATCAATGGTTACGGTGTTTTCATTTGTTATTTTTACGTCTGCCTCTACTTGTGCAAAAGGAGATGCAGCTTCAAATATTTGAACAGTTACATCTGTTGTTCCAAGTGAATGTGTGACTGGGTGTGTGGTTGATGAGGAAGAAAGGACCTCTGCATATTTTCTTGCAATTGAATGATAGTTTGTACCATTATTAGTTAGGGTCCACTTGTCGGATGTTTCGTTCCACAAAATTTCTACATCTGAAAGGTCTCCACGCTCAACCGTAATTCCAGCGTCAGTGGTTGGGACTCCTGTAAAATTGCTATTAAGTTTTACCTTATTGTCTTCAATATTAATCTGGGTTGTATTTACAGAATTAACAGTTCCAATAACATTTAGGTTTCCGCCAACTTGTAGGTTACCAGTAATTTCAACATTGTCTGGGAGCCCGATTGTAACTGCAGCATTGTGTCCGCTATTTGGACTTACTGTAATTTCATTTTCTGTTCCAGAAATTGTTGCTACATAGTCTCCAGTTGTTTGTGAATCAAGAGGAATTACTAGGTTTGTATCACTTGCTGAAGTAAGTCTTCCCTGTTGATCTACGGTAAATGTTGGAACCTTTGTAATTGACCCATATGTTCCTGGGTTTACCGCTGTGTCGTCTAAATCAATTGTTGTGATGCCTGTAGAGTCGTCGTATGATCTTGTTAGTCCAACTCCACCCGCTACATATGTTCCTATAGCGTCTTGAATTACCTCTAATGATCCAGAAGTAGAAATCCACTCCGTACCATTCCAGAAGTACATGATATTATCGCCAGTATTATAGTAAACCTGACCTGAAACTGGGTTACTTGGTGCTGACCCTAGATTTTGAATTCTAGCATTGAGTAGCTCATTTTTGTTGAGATCAATACTAACTAAAAACTTTTTTGACATTGTCTTTCCCCCTTATGACAGATATGCTGTCCCTGAAAATGGCTGTGCCATAGTCAGCGTTATTGTGTTTACATTGTTGTAGTCTATACCTGTTTCAAGTATATCCCCTGCACTCGATTTTATTGTTACATTTGGATGATACCCAAGGTTATGATTTATTTCTAAAGAATATATTCCTGAAACTGGACCTGTAAGTTGAGCCAGCTCCCAAGAATAAGATAGTGTGTTTGCTGTTAAAGTTATAACCTTTGCATCTTGCCATGTTGTGTCTGAGAGTTTCGGTCCATAAAATTTAGACAAAATTGAGTCATAGTAAAAATCTCCTTCTAGTCCTAAATTATTTGAAGGAGCTCCAGTACCACTTAAAATGCTTTTTCCCCTAGGGCCTTGCGGTCCTGGGGTTGATACTATTACATCATTTTTTACTTCGGTTACGACTACTGTTTGTGTCATTATATGGTTACCGATCTATTGAGCGTCATAAAGCCCTCAAGGAGTTTTATTTTGTTCCCATTAGAATCGACAACCATAACGTCATAAGATGACTTAGGATAAAAAAGTTTGTTTGTTTGAGTTGGTGTCATTTTTATAGTTAATTTTCCATTTGGTTGGTCAATTACTATTCCACCAGAAGGTGATGTTAATGTTACGGCTAGTTTTGTGCCGCCCTTTGCATCACGAACTTGCATCTTTGCAGATGCTCCCGTTAAATCAATTGCGTTTCCATCATTATCCTTGTAATCTAATACAAAGGTAAATGTTGCATTTTGATCTACTTCAAAGTTCTTTTGTCCTGCCATTTGCCATAGTCTCCTAATTAGGAATACTCCTGTACTAATTTTAGCACAGGAGTATTCTTAATTGACTATTTTATTACTTTACTTAGTGGTGAATCCAAAAGACTTTTCGTTTGGATTTAGCGCCTTTAATATTACTGGTGCTGTTGCTGCAAATCCGCCCATCAATAGGTCTCTTGGGCTCGTATTTCCTGTCATATATAGGGCAATTGCTGCTCCTAGGAAGTGACGTCCGTAACTTGCTAACGCTGCTAGAATTTTTTCTTGCATTGTTACCTTTCCATCATTATTTAGATCTTGTTTCATAAGATCCTCCTTTTCGCTAGGCACTCTGCCCAGGAATTTTGGGTTTTACCCCAATTCTATAATTGTACCACTATGCACTAATATCTACCAGTTCGCAGTTTCCATCTGAGCTACAGGCGAGGGTAGCATTTGTAGAAGTTCCATCTTCTGTTTCGTAAAAAGAAAGATCTTCCCATCGAATGTTTTTAGGCATTTTTTCTACAAGAGCGTCATAGTCTTCTTTTGATACTTCTTGATATGGGGCCTGCTTGTATGTGTGTTCTGAGTGGGGAAGAAATGAAATTCCAGAAACTTCATCAAAGTTTTTGTATACCCAAGCTCCAACTTCCATCCATTCATCTTCTTTGACTGATACTGTAATTGATGGCTTATGCTCACACCAAGCACGTTGGTATACCAGCCAAATATTAAGGTGGTCAATAGCAGTAAGATCGTTTCTAACAATTGCACCTTCTGGTGCTTTTACTGGAAATGAAAACACATAGGTGTCATTTGGCTTCATGACATCATCTTCTACTGGGATTCCGACTTCCTTTAAAAATGTAGAAATTGGATCTCCTTTTGAGCCACGAACTGTACGAATGTAATATGGTGAATGCCATGGATGCATTCCTGAAGATACCCCGACCAATTGAGACACTGTTCCAGAAGGCTTTACACAAGTAATAGCTGCAGACTCAGGAATCCCAATTTTCCTAGCCTCTTCTTGATTAACTTCTCTTGCTTTTTCACGAAGAGTCATCAAAAAAGCCTCTAGTGCTACAAGATCTTCTTTGCCAGACATGAACTTGTGCCCAAACTGCCCAGTTAAGGAAACTCCAAGCAATCTTTCTTCTTCTGTGTTGTCTTTCCAAATTTTACGAAGGTACTTAAAGTCTGTTAGTGTTGATTGCCACGTACCAAGAATTGTTGCAAGCTCAACTTTACGCTGAATATCTTTTTTTGTATCGTTTTCACGTAATACGACTTCTGAAAGATTACAAAACTGGTAAGGACGTAAAATAATTTCTGAGCATGGGTTAGTTCCGTAGTGTATATCTGGATCTCTTCTACCAAACTTGGCTGCTTGGGCTTGAGCTGCGGCCACATTGTATATACCTCGTTCTCCTGACTTCGAGTCATATAAAGATTTCCATTCTGCAATAAATTGCTCCATCTCTGGTTTGCGTGAATAGGCAACAGAGTTATTAGATAAAGCACGTTGTGGACTTTGCTCCCACCAATTACCTGACTTTGCTTGTGCCATCTCAATATCATTTATATTAGACAAAGAAATCATTGCGGAACGTCTGACTCCACCTACCACCACAACTTCACCAATCTTACACATAATGTCATGACATTCGATTGGCTTAAGATTTCTTCCAACGGCATTTTTAAATTTAGAAATAGTAAAATCAAAAAGATTTACCAATGGCTGTGGTCCAGATGATCTTCCACCCATTGTTTTAAGTCTTGCGCCCGCAGGGCGAACCTTTGAAACATCAATTGCTGGAATATGTCCAGTCCATAGAAGTGCAAGAAGTTCTCTGTATGCTTTTGCCCACCCTTGCTTTGAATCTTCTACTACAATAACTGTATCTGATTTTTCTAGTTTTTCTGGGACGGAGGGAAGCTTGTTAATATACTTATACTCTACTGAAAACCCAACACCTGTTCCGCACATAAGAACATACATTGTTTCATCAAATGATCTTGGTGAATCGACTGGAAGAAATGCACAATTGTATCCAGCTACGTTGTCTCTTTCAAGCGCCGCTCCAGAAGTCATAACAGATCTCATAGAAGGCATAACATTTCGTTTAAACACAAACTCTTTTAGTTCCGCAACTAGTTTTTCACTTGGAACATAATTGTGATTTTCTTTTAAATGATTAGTCATAAAAGAAAAATATCTATCTACTGTTTCTCCCCATGTTTCTCTGCGACCTTCTGCTTCTACCCATTTTGCATATCTAGATAAAGCAATAAAATTTTCATAAGGATTTTCAATAGTTTGTGACATTTGTTATACGACCTTTTCTCCGCCTTGCGGTGCTAATTTTGAATGAAGTCCAAGTGTATCAAACTTTTATTTAGCGGTCTACCCCTTAAAATATTTTATTTATTTTAGTTGACTGACTTGACACATTTATGTAATTAATGCTATTCTTGTAGTTCGTTATCTCTATAGGAGGAAATGCCAATGGAGAATATAAAAACGCAGTTTAGCGATTTGGTTCGTGACTGGACAGTAATAGCAGTTACAACACTGTTTTTGTTCGGAGCTCAGCCAGCTAGTGCTTTAACTGTAGTAAAACCTTTAGTGAAAACTGAAGCCCAATTAAAGCAAGAAGTCTTAGATAGTTTTAGTAAAGAGATTTACAAGCCATCTGAGATGCTTACAGACGAAGAGTTGGTAACACTACTTAAGGCTGTAGGATTCGAAGGGCTAGGCCTTAAACAAGCTTGGTCAATAGCAAAGCGTGAATCTAATGGAAGACCGCTTGCATATAACGGGAATAGGAATACAGGAGACAGTTCTTACGGATTGTTTCAAATAAATATGATTGGAAATCTTGGTCCTGAAAGACTTGAGAAATTTGATCTAGAGAGTAACAAGGAGTTATTCGACCCAGTAACAAACGCAGAGATAACGTATTATATGACCAAGGGCGGAAGTGATTGGTCAGCTTGGAAGGGTATGACCCCAAGAGCTAAGGAATTTTTATTAAAATTTCCGACAGAGTAAAGGAGATGTAATGAAGATACAGTATGTATCGACTTACATCTCTATGTCAAAAGAGGGATTGGTTGAAAAGTTTTTATGCCCAGTAGACCAATCTCTTCTTTTTTCTAATCAAGATATAGAAGAAAATATATTTTTATATTGCTTATCTTGTAAATATAAAAAAAACATTGGTTTTAATACTTACAAAGATATAGTAAAATTAGTAGAAGGGCAGTTAAAAAATGGCAGATTGTCAAAATAATTGCACCTGCAAAGTAGAAACAGAATCTGCACCCGTAATAATTACAGATGCAATGGGCAGAGAGGTTTTTTGGCTAGATGCAGGAAGACCAGAACAACAATAACGATTCAACAAATTTAGAAGACAATCTTCCTATGGTAAGCTATATAATGCTTCACAGAATATATGATCTTCTAACTTTAATTGCTAGCAAGGTTGCTGGCAGTGAGGATACTTCTAAAATGGTAGAGTATCATCAGGCGGGGTACTTGCTTGGACCAATGCCTTCATATAATCCAGGAGAACAAAATGAATAGACAAGAAACTCTAGACGTGTGCCTAAAAAGTGTGGTAGAGACAATGACAGACCTTTATTCTAGGGCTGGTGTTTCTGAAGCCGACAAATCGTCTTATCTAGAACAGGGAAATGAATCATTTAAAATAATTGCAATCAATATTTATGAAAAACTTGTTGAGGTTGGTGTAATTACAAATGACTAAATATATATATGAACCCATTACAGAAGTAGTTTTAGAAACCTTTAAATTAAATGCAAATGGTCTAGACAGATCAGAAGAATTTCCTAATGGCTTAACAGCAAAACTTATTGTTACTGCAAACTCTGAAGAAGAGTGTCTTGCTATTAGAGGTATGGTTACACACCATCCAAGCTGGAGATTAATAGGGACAGAAGAATAAATTGGAGTCTTCCGTTTCAAGATGGGTCGATGATTTAAAGTTTGTAGAGTTAAACGACGAATTAAACAAAAAAGCTCAAATGCAAAATGATGTCAAAGACCCATACTTTGCCAGACTATATGTACTTAGACAGTTAGCAGAGCAACAATCTCATTTAAATGAAAATTTTGCTGAGTGCGGTGTTTATGCTGGAATGTCTATGTATTTTGTTGAAGATTTATGTACAAAAAGATTTATTGGAATAGATTCCTTTGAAGGTGTTTCTGAACCTGGTGAATTTGATACCGATTATTTTAAAAAAGTTAAACTAGATATACCGATTGATAGAGCTAACTTAATTTTAAAAGGAATGAGGTCTCCAGAGCTATACAAAGGGTGGGTTCCAGAAATATTTAAAGAAATTGATGAAATGAAATATTCTTATGTTCATATTGATGTTGATTTATATGAGCCAACAAAAGAATCTATTGACTACTTTTGGCCTAAGATGGTTTATGGTGGAGTGCTAATTTGTGACGACTATGGATCCTATAAAACTATAGGGGCAAGAAAAGCAATGGATGATTTTTTTGGTAAAAAAAATATATTAGAGTTGCCTACTGGTCAAGGAATTATATGGAAATAGTGCTTGACTTAAGAACCTATTAAATATACACTTAACTTTCAGGTTGAGTAGCAATACTCCCTGTTAGAGCGCAAGCTCTTAAACCCCCAATCGGATCCGCCTCCAATTGGGGGTTTTCTAATTTTTAGTGGTATAATTAATTATATAAATGTTATAAGAGGAGATCAAAATGGCAAGAGATCACTTTTCACAAATTATGAGAAGTCCTTATTTTCAATCTGATCACTATAGAAATGAGTTCCCAGCGGGAATAAAAGAAAGATTATTTTTTGAAAAAGTAGACAATTTTTTTGCAAGAATAAAGTTTTGGAAAAGGAAAAAAAATGTTTAAAGATCACCCACAGTGTGTTCAAATAGCTCCTAGAATATATAAGTTTGAGAATATTATTCCAAAAGAAATTTATGATCCCCTATATGGTGTAGCAAAGAATTTTGAAAGACATTCTAACCCAAATCTATGGAGCGTAAGAGACTGGTACGCAGATAAGTTTACTCCTCCATTTAAAGAAACATTTCCTCTTTGGAAGTTTATGTCAGAATTAATATACCCAGAAATTGTTATACATCCAGTACGTAATTTAATGGTAACTGGCCCTGGTGACGAAGGAATGTTTATTCACACAGATAGCCCTGGAAAAGGAAAGTGTGATTTGCTACTTGAAATAGATCAATGGTCCACTTGCTGCGATCTTGAATATGGAATGATTGCTTACTTAGGAGACTTTACTGGCGGAGAGCTTTACTATCCAAACATAAATCCAGATGGTACCGAAAAGGGACCAGACTTAAGAATAGATGAGGCAAAGCTTGCAGAGCCTTGCTTAGTAGTTCCAGTAAAACCTGGGGATATAGTAATGCATGGGGCATGCGCTCCATATGACCACGGAACCATGGAAACTCTTTCAGGAACAAGATATGCATTTTCAACATTTGCATTACTTGCAGAAGACAACCCTGGAACATTTTATAACTATAAAACCCCTGAATGGTATGAGCAAATAGGAAAATTTGATGATCCAGATGACCGACAGCTAAATGACTGGAACGCTCCATTTATCAAAAATCCTCAGTTTGCTGAGATGATAGACGAAAGAGTGGCTGCTCAAAACGAGGCCCTTAAAAAATTAAAAAAATAAAAAAATGAAAAATATATATGGTCTGCATATATGTAAGACTGGCGGTAGGTTTTATCACAGATCAGTATTAATTCCAACTATTCAGGCTGCTTATAAACAAATACCAGTAATACAGAATGGTCGTGCAGGTCATTACGGTTGGCACGAGTCTATTGAAGACACAACATTTATTGTTTCTGGAATAAGGGATGTAGTTAAACAACAATGCAGTCTGTTTATTGATTTAAATCTTAGAGCCAAAAGTTTTGGAGAACCCTATTTTTTTTCAAAAAAAGATTTTTTAGAATGGACAACATCACCAATTTCTAAAAACAATATGAGTAAACATTTTTTTTATTCTACACAAATATGGGATTTTGGAAAAGACCTAGAGCCTAGACAAATGGAAGATTTTAATCTTATAAAAGAAAGAGCTTCTAGAGTTAATTTATATTATGACATAGATGAAGGATTTACAACTGCTGAACTATCAAAAAAACTATCTGCTGCGATGGGAATTGAGTACAGGCCCAGACTGGAAGCTAATACTATGCCTATTGGAGAAAATCCACAATCAAAAGCTTTATACGAATCTCTAAATGAATCGGAAAAGGATTACGTCAGGTCCGTTTCATTTTTAGATTACAAAATGTATGAATTTATTAAATCCTTGGGCAAATAGTGCGAAAGTGAAAAATTGAAGTGCGGCGGCGGTAGAAGAACCTATTTAAATTTAGCATCATACAGGGGATCAGAGCTATATTCATATATTAGATTCATTAATAATAAACAGTCAGAATGGCTTTCTAAGTACCATATGTCACATACCCCTGAACTTGCATTCAAACAAGTCTCTAATCGCCTCTTAAGGCCTTCTATGACCCATTCTAGCGAACATCTTGCAATGAAATTGTCAGCCTGGAAATAATTGCACTCTTCATATCGACGATTCTGCAAATATTTCGCTAGTTCGTCTCTTTTGTCCGAATTTATTGATATATCCATATTGACCAAATTATATAAGATATAATAAATATCCAAGATAGCTGAAGTATTGACCTATATAGTTTAGAATTCTTCATTATCTATATCTTCATCTAGGTCAAAATCAAAGATTTCTATCTGTCCCGCCCAATTTAAAAATTTAGACAATGCAACTCCTGAAAGGATTGCTGTCGCAATTAGCATTACTAAAGCTGATAATTTCTTCATATATATCCTAGTCGACTACAATATTATTTAAATATTTAAGCAGCAATTGCTTTTTCTATATCTGAGCAAATTGAAATATATGACTTGTCTGCTCTGTCGGCATTTGGACTATCATTTAGGCCCATCTGATAATTTTCATAATTTTGATTTAGCAAAGATCCGTTAGAATAATATTTAATTAATTTACCATCTTTATCAACTAAAAATTTTTCAAAATTTCCAAACATATATTCTGTGTTAGGGTAATTTAATTTTTTCAATTGATTAAAGATTTCTTTATACAATTCGTGAACAGGATGTTGTCCATGCTTAGATGCTAGTCCAGGAATAACTTCTGCTGGAGTTGGGTTTGAATGAACTAATTCAGAAAAATTATATGTAACGTTGTATGTTGTTTCAGCAAATTCTTTAGCGCCTGCTGCATCTTCTGTTCCGTGCACATGCTCTCCGTAAGTCAAGTTTGCACCACAATAATCGTTTGTTGGGATCGCTAATACCTCAAACCCATCTTTTTGGTATTTCTTATATAATGTTTCAATTACAGAAAATTGAGGAGCATTACCGCAGTCTCCAGTAACATTGGTAATTAAAGTTACTTTGCCTTTATAATCAGACAAGACGTTTTCTTTACCGTCCCATGATTTTAGTGAAATATCGTAGATTGACATAATATAATTATATCACTATTTTTTGCATTGCCTATTATTTTCAGCTATCGAGTCTAGCAACTTTAAGTATCCCAAATACTCTATGTTGCATCTAACACATAGTAGCCTGTCTTCTGAATCTACTTCAAAAATATGATCTGATATGTTGCAAAGTTCTGTAGTCATATATATCCTAGTCAACTGCTTTTATATTGTAGGGATACTGGGATTTGAACCCAGAATCTATTGTATATAAGACAAGTGCTTTAACCAGATTAAGCTATATCCCCTAGTTCATATAAACTTGCAGAATTATTCCGCATATATGTACTAGGATAGCTATAATACCTACCCAAAGTATTGTCTTCATTTCCCGCCAACTTTCATTACATTAGTATACCATAATTGCAATCAACTAGGATATGAGTTTTATAGCTTTTTGAACAAAGAGGTTATATATGGCTAAATTATGATGTGCCTTCAATCCATCTACAGGTCCGCCTTCAAGATTACGTGCACAGTTGCCTGCAGTTAATTTAGATAGGCCTAAAGCTTTAAGTATTTCTTCTTGAGTAATGTAATCTGTTATTCCAAAATCTTTAGCAAATTTTTTTAAATAAAAACAAAAATCTATCTCTGTTTTTCTTCGTAGCTCGTATTTAAATACTGGTATTTTTTCTTCTTCAATATATATGTCTTCTACAAATTGAGGTAATGGTTCTACTAATAAAATTTTTGTTTCTGGAAATTCTTTTTTTAAAGTATTAACGTATTTATAAGCTGTTTTTTCTGCATCATCATGAACTAACATTTTCCATTTGCAGTCTATATACCCAAACCATGCAATAATAACATCTGGATTAACTATTTGTGAGAATCTAATAGGTTCATATGTTTTTGAATAGACTCCGTGTTGTAAACCGTCTCCTAAAGCATCTCTTTTTTTTAGTTTTTCAGGATCAAAGTTCCAAGCAGACTTTCCACCTTTTCCCCACAGTATAAGCTTTATAAACGATTCATCTTGATTATAATGTTCGTAGACTCTATTTGACTGACAGTCACCCATGAGGTATACAGATTTAAACATATATAAATTATATCACTTCTCTGTAAATCTGATAGGCTTCTTCAAATAGGTCTGAGCTGCTTATGTAGTTTTCTAAATTAATTCTATTTAAGCTTTTATTTCTTGGCATATGTCCGTCGTGATCAGTCATTAAATTGTTTGAATATAAAGTATGCTCTATTTCTGTTTTGTTATAATTTCTTTTTTCATCAAAATTTAAATTAAATTTTTTGCATATTTTTTGAATTTCTTCGTATGGGTTTTTTTTAATATTTACAAAATCTCCAATGTACATATGATCTTTATTTTCTAATGCAGCTGCCGCATATCTTTTATATATATCTAATTCTCTAACTATCATTATGTCTATTTCTGATTTATTGTCCCAATTAGGATATTTAGCAGATTTTATTAATCTGTGTACTACTGATGATATGCATTCTTTTGGATCTCTAAAATACGAGCATTGATTTATCTCTGGGTTATAGTATAATTTATAGTTATGATCTGCTGATGATTCTATTCCTAGTTTCCCCGCCAATGTAGACATAAAAACATTGCCTGATCTTGGAAAAGAATTAAAAACTATCATATTGTTATTGTATCAGTAGACTTATCACTTGATCTTAGGTCTTAGGTCTTATATATATTATATATTTATTATTTATTGATTTGCTGACCCCCCGACCCCCCTACAAGAAGTATACTAAATGTATTTTCGATGTCAAGCTTTTCATATTTGAGAAAATGTTAATAAATTTTTATTTTGTACGATACATACATTTGTAAAAAACGGACATTTGGGATAGACCGCACATATTGAGCGTGAGTGTGTCCTATCTCACAGGATAATTCTAAGATTTATTCCGACACGCCGAGAGATAACTTGATAAATGTCAGTCCCCTAGTGTAGAGTTATCTTATAACAACAAACGAAAGGAGCACCATAAATGCTCACTCAGAATACACTAGACAAGATAGTCTATGAATACCAACACGGGGGCGTGAAGTCTAACCACCCCGAACTAACTACCTATGAACGCAAGGCGTTGCTAAAGCATCTCTTTAGCCTACCTACCTATTGCGCTTGTTGTGTGAAGTAAATCACACACTAGAGATAGCGTGTCGGCTAGTAAATGTCAGCCCTATCGGCTACAATTACAGCATAACAACTAAATAAGAATTAGAGCGTGAGCCTAGCAAATAATCCGAAAGGTGAGCCTAGCAAATAACCGCTCAACAACTAAGATAACAAGGCTACTAGCGCAGATGAATTGCTAAAGGTAATGGAAGAACTAAATAAACTAGGTAAAGGATTTACCTACAATGTAAGAGGAGTAGAGGTAAAGTAATGTCATACGCATACAATACACAAACTAATAGCGTATCTAAATGGGATACTATTCAGAGCGATGTCGCAGACGCTTATCGCCACTTAGACGATGAAGAATTAGAGCAACCGCCACTAGATGATTTTGATGATGTTGATGATGAAGAATTAGCAAAAGTATTCGCACTAAGTTGGGATAACTAATAATGACACTAGAACTAAATGACTATGGCTTAGAGTTTGATACCTATGTGTGCTACATAGCGTTATCTTGGCAAGTAATTATCCCCGCTACTATTGCGCTAATTGCGTATAAGATTATCAAGAGAAAGAAGAATAAGTAATGACTACTAATCGCCTACTAACTACCGCCGTCCAATTACTACTAGCGGGCGTTACTATTCCGCTACTAATCGCCGTAATAAAAGACATAAAAGAGAACGGACTAAACTAATGAAATCACAATTAGAAAAAGACTTAGAAATCAAGGAAAGTTTTATTGATTTACTAAATGATGTTTACCCTACTGTAAAAATTGGATACTCTACTTTTACACCCGCCGAAATTCTAGAGTGTTGCGATCCCGTAGCGTTTGCTATTGGTCTAGTAGAACACGAAGATTATTTAGCCGAATTAGAAGAAGAATAACGGCGTGTCGGCTTGACAAAATCAAGCTGGCCCGCAAAGGCACGGGGTCGGGCGTGTCGTTATGAACATGTTATAAAATACCCTGAAAATTTACGGCGTGTCGATTTGACAGACAAATCGGACATTTTTATGTGATTAGTATCACACGCATTGAGCGTCTTACTATGTGGACTTACTGGCTAGTAGGTAGATAAATGTCAGTGCCCTAATGTATAATGTCTACTATAACAACAACGAAAGAAGGTCAATTCATGAACCTAGATGAATTCCGTGCCCATGTAGAGGCAACCCGTCAAGCAAGCAAGGCAGAAGCCTTGTCAGTGCTATCTGCTAAAATGTCCGTATCAACAACAACGAAAGGCGACAACTAATGTCAGCAAATGTTTATTCAGTAGAAAGTCTGCTTATTGGCAAGACTTACAATTCTCGCACTCTAACAGGTGAAATCATTGACGCAGAAAAGACCGATAAAGTCTGGTATGCCGATTGCGATACTTATCGTGTTCAGGTAAGAAGCCGTAATTCTTTCAAGGATAATTATCGCTACCTAGCCGTAAAGGTTGGGTAATGATGAATACTCTAATTGACCAAAACGAATTTTATACAATTCACGAACCAACCTTTATGTGTTGTGATGAAAGCCAATTCCGTTATGTATGTAAGGCACACGGCGAAAGTATGGATTGCTACTTTTGCGGATTTGATTACTCTCAAGATTGCGAGGAACAACACTAATGGGATACATTGAAATTTTCCGTATGGATCAAAATGGCGCTGGCTGGGTAGATTTATCCGAAGCCACCCCCGATGAAATGTTCAACATTGAATTAGGCTTACTAAACGAGGGAGCCTTATTCACTAGCCCCGAAGCCGAATAAATGTCAGTGGCTTAGGATATAATTACCAATAACAAAACGAAAGGGAAACTATGATAAATTCAGTAATGCGAGTAGATTGTTCAGAGTGTAATTCTACTGGACTAATCTTTTTTGGCGATAACCATAATTTTGATGTCGAAACTTGCGATTGCGATTTCGGCAAAGAACAAGATTTATTTTTCAACTAACGAAAGGGAAAACCTAATGTATAAACTAACTTGCGCTTATGATAGCAACGCTCCTCATTGGTCTGCCGAATACGAAAACGAATTTGGTGCGTGGGAAAACTTTTTCAAATTCACCGATTGGGGATTTGC